TTTCCAATTGACTGATTTACAATAGGAATACCGAGTTCCTCACGACCTGCAGCATTAAGACAGTCTTTGAGTTTTTGAATGTCCATCTAGTGGTCATATAGTCTTCACTTTAGACAGACTAAAGGAAAAACGCATAGTATAAGAAGAATGAGTCTGTTTATAGAATCTGAGAATAGTATTCGCAGATCTTACGAACTAACAGGTCTTGTAAAGACATATAAATCCGATCGAGCTGTCATTGAGATCGTCCCAAGCAAGCTGTTTGGAGAGATGCTGTATATCGATGGTTGTCTTCAACTCGCTCTCAAAGATGAATACATCTATCATGAAATGCTTGTTCATCCCACAATGGCCCATGCTATCTCAAGATCGAGTGTATGTATTCTCGGAGGTGGAGATGGATGTGCCCTGCGTGAAGTTCTGAAGTGGCCCGATGTGAAAGAAGTGACGGTCATTGACTGGGATTCACGTCTTATCTATCTCTTTCAGGGCCAATATGCAAACTGGAACTCCCAGAGTTTTCATGACCGGCGTGTAAAAGTAGAAATTGCAGATATATTAAGTCTACAAAGCCAAAAGCGTAAATATGATGTACTCTTGGTCGACCTATTAGATCCTGATTGCTTGGATAAAAAGAATATGATCTTCTGGGATGAGTTGACCGAACTAGTAAGAAGCTGGACACATCCACAGAGTGTTGTCACGTTTAATGCTGGAGGGTTTCTGCCCTGGAATACAGCAACTCTTGAGTGTCTCACACGAGAGCTTCGGTATGAATGGGAGGGATCCAAGAATCTAGAGTTATCCGCCTATCATGTCTTTGTGCCATCATTCACGAATGAATGGTGCTTTTTTATGGTGCGTCCTTGTGGAAAAATGGCCGACTGGTCTTTACTAAACCCTACGTCCATACGCTACTTTGATGAAAACGCGTGGATTCTTGCTAGCCTCTGGACAAAGGATTCAAGTGCTCTTATTGCAAAACAGCCAATAAATTTGAGCAACTGGGCTGCCCCATTGTAAGCAGTGAAAAATGTATCGCCTTGAGCTCCTTGTTTCTGAGTCAGCGAAGGCCCTGTATTCTGAGATCGCCGTCGAGAATCGCTCGAATGACAACGCGGGTGTAGATCTCTTTGTCGCCGCCGAGGCCACACTTACTGCCGAGAAGTCAATCTGTCTTCTTGACCTCGGTGTAAAGGCCCGCATGGTGCGTCTGAGTGATGGAGAGGAGGTTCATTATTGGCTGGCTCCTCGTTCATCCATCTTCAAGAGCAATGTTCATCAGGTCAACAGTCTTGGAGTCATTGATCGGACCTATCGGGGGACACTCATGGGAGCTGTTCGTGGCCTCGACGCTGCGAAGTATCCTACGACACTTGCAGTTGGCATTCGTCTCTTCCAGGTTCTTGCCCCCGACATGGGACACATCAAGGAGGTGCGTCTAGTGGAGTCGCTTCCTGAGACGTCGCGTGGAGCGGGCGGATTTGGATCTACGGGTTCGTGAACCTCCTAGCTTTCGTAAAGGAACAAACATATTTTGTGTTAAAGGGACACCAGGATATTGTATTCTTGCTTGATTCATTCTAGTATTTATATAATCTGAAATAAGTTCAAGGGCATATCTGTAGTATTCAGCAGCCCTTCTATAGTCGCCTGCAAGAAAATGTTCCTTTCCAGCGTCGCCGAAGGCTTCCTTAATTGCTTCTAAATCCGGATTCCCTTCCGTAATAATTCTATCAAACTCTTCAATTACATTCTCAAGATCATATTTTTTATTCGTTAATCTCAATGGGTTTCCAGTCATCAAATGATTATCGATAAGTGAATTATAATATGTATATAGGCGAGGTGTTTCATTCATTTTTTTCTTTCTCTCTATAATAGAATGAGTTTAAATAATACTCTGAAAAATGAGGATCTTATAGGTCTCTATGAAGTGAATACAGAGAAGCTTAAGAAAAACGTTGAGAGATATGGAAAGGGAAATCGTAATGTATCTCCGAATATAACGAGCCCGCGTCTAAATAATCTTCCTGCGTTAGGCAACATGCCGAACGAGAATGAGTATAATGTCCCGCGTCCTGTTCCTAAGATGAAGTTGCCGCCTATGACACCTGTTAAGAAGAATATGAAAAACAATAATGCTCCCCCGCCTGCACCGAAGAAGATGAAGCAAAACAGAAAGACTCGTCGTAATCGAAAGAATCGCAAGACAAGAAGAAACTAAGAATGACGTGTCTTTCTCCTTCTTGTCATCTTTCTACCGCCTACCATAGGCTCGACTGCAAGATAACTAGGATCTTTAGGAACATACTCGATCTTTACACCATCATTGTAGATACTAAAATAAGCGATGCTTTTAGCGGCTGGATTCTTCATACCGAGTAAGCGGAATCCTCCTAAGAAAAACATTCCCAAATATTCAGCGTGAGCAAATCCAAATGCATATACACTACCCTGAACTGAAAGAAAGTTAGGAATATGTGTCTTTGTTGCGATATTATATTTATCCTTTTCGGGTGTTGCAATCAAAAGACCTCCTCCTGTTTGTCCCAAAGCCGCCGCTGCAGCATTAACCGATTCTTCGGGTGGAGGCTGAACACCCGTCAAGCCCTCCACAATCTCATTAAGCTTGGCGGCATTCGCCATGTCTCCGAGAGAAATTGAATCAGGAAAGGGCCATGTCTGAGGATCTCTGTAACGAGTCTTTGAAGGAACACCGTAAAATCCTCTCACATTTTCAATACTGTAGGGACGTCCACCAGATTCAGGATTCATCTCTGTTGCCAAAGGTCTGAATCCAGGATGGGAGAACCCAGCAGGAATATTCGGAATGACGTCATTCGGGCCAGCGATTCCTCCTACAAGAACCTGCGTAGCAGCTGACCGAGATGCAATCTTCTGACTTACAACACGGTCAAATGTAAGAAATCCTGAATCAAGATGGGCATTAAATGTGTTTCTAGACTTATCAGAAAAGATCGTGGGTGCACCAAATGTAATCACGTGTATACTCGCCACATTTTTCAACTGAGGAATGACGGCACGACCCTCAGCAAGAATAAACGCAAAGAGAGTTGTATAGGCACCACCAAGTGAATGGCCTGTCAGGAAAAGACGCGTATTCGGCTGTGATGCATGTTCCGCGAGTGCCTTCATTAAAGGCACCCATGCCTTCATAATCGGCTTGACAAAAGCACCTGTAACCATATTTCCAGGCTCACTCTTAACACCGATTGAAGATACAATTGAAGCAAAATCAGAAGGTGTAAACTGACTCATTAGATCGTGTTTCAAATTCTTAAGTGTGCTCGATCCCTTGAAGCTTATGAATACATCTGTAGGTGTAAAAATACTGTAAGGATTCTTAGCAACCTTTGACGCATTTACAAAAAGAACCGTGAGATCACTAGGCGTTGAGACGTATGTTGCATATTTTTGCCCTGCTCCCTTTGATGCAACAAGCGAATAGGACTCCATTGGTCTTCCTTCACCATCACCCGCCTGGCTGGTAATCGGAGTTTTTCTCTTGGCAGCAAACTGTGAATCATACGCACTAATAACTTTGTTTACAATATCATTGGAACGACCGAGGTGTTCCAATGTTTTCCAGGCAATACCCGTGTCGGAATATACAATTCTGGAAAGCTGAGCAGCAATATAAAGAGCATGTTCATATCTCTTGAACTTCTCAGCACCGACCATTTTGGCCTGATCCTTTGAAATAGGATTTTTTAAACCAAAACTAAGAGGACGAATCGTAGTGTCCATCATTTTATTCTATTTAAACAAAAGAAATAGTATGACGGTCTGGTGTATACCAGTTATCTATTCGACTATTCATTTTTCATCAGGAGTTATAGGATATTTCTATCCTATCATTCTTGCACTGAGCGTGGGATGGCACATTATGCAATATGTTCTCAATATTCGTATTTATCTCTTTCAATTGACCTATAGAAAAGGAAATAGCTTAGAACATACCTCTGTGAAACTGTTGGAAGTCCTGGGCGGATTTTTACTTGCCTTTGTTTTAATGACGTTTAGTAGATTACAATGAAAGAAGAAGGGACTACGGACGCCAAACAATGTCCTTGGTGTAAACGCTGGTGTTTGAAGGATAATGCGTGTTCCTATATTTTTGCTTGTGGTCTAGATGCTAAGAATAAATTCCACAAGGAACTCGGATGTGGTCGTTCCTGGTGCTGGGATTGTGGCAAGAAATACTGCTCACAGCATCACAGTCTGGAAACGGGCGAACGTTTGCCTGACGCAAAAGACAATCATAATGCATTGTGCTGTCGGTCAGAAGAGGGATTCAAGGAAGAAGACTATTGTCCTGGGGGTCATTCGTCGCATTGTCCAAAACGTTGGTAATATAATAGAGGAATGAACATCTTTGATTATAGAAAGACAGGCGACTATCTTTATATAATCACAGCAGCCATTATAGTTGATCTTATTGTGATCTTTTTGGCACGGTATCCTGGCTCGGATCCAATCTTTAAAGTCAAGGCCCTAAATGACTGGTATGAAAAGTTCGGAATTCTCGCAGCGGCTGCAGATATCCTAAGTCTCATCATCGGTGTCACCGCGGCTCGGTATATATATAGTAGCCTGGGTTTAAAGAACTCTTTGCTATTTTTCGTGGGCGTCGTTGTTCTCTTTCAACTCTGCCACGACCTCTTTTTCTTTCTTGCCGTCATCACTCAAATGCCCAAGGGAGAAAATAAGATGATTGATGTCTTCAGCGACTATGCAAAGGAAAATGGGGCAAAGATCCTGATTTCCGATGCTCTCATGATGATCAGCACAACTCTTCTGGCTTCTTTTCTGAAAGAACTTCCTGCTCACGCGAGTGTTTCCTCTCTTACTGTGTCTCTTTACGCACTTTGCTTTGTCCTCTATACACAGAGATCCTAATGGAGAAACCATGGATGTGTTATTGCCTTGAGTCTGTAACAGGATCTACGTATATTGGTTCATCTGTAGATGTTGATCGACGCCTGAGACAGCATAATGGTGAACTCAAGGGTGGGGCGAGGGCTACATCAAGAGGATCAGGATGGAATCGTGTGTGCCATGTGGTCGGATTTCCTGATTCACGAGCCGCTCTGCAATTTGAATGGAAATGGAAACGAGTCAGTCAGAAACTCAAAGGAAGGCCCATTGAACGCAGAATTGCCGCTCTTCTTGAGATGCTGAATGAAGAACACACAACCTCGGGCTCTCAGCCCTTTTCAACCTATGATGGGCCTCTCTTGGTGTTTGTAGAGGATACGGCAAAAATTGACATGTTTAAAGCTAGGGAAATGAAGTATGGCATACTGGCATAAAATGAAAAGTTCTCCGTCGACAAGCTCTCTAGACGGACTTACAAAGAATGATCCCACCTGTTTCGTTTGTCTTGAGCTGACAAACGATGTCGGTGAGCCTCTTGTAGATGGAAGGATGCTGCGTCGTTGTGGATGTGCATTTCATGTCCATCCTATCTGCTGGAACAGTTGGCTCTCCTCTGGAAAGAACGATTTTGATTGCCCCATCTGCAGAAGGGCATCACTCCATATTATTGTCCCTGATGAGGATGTACCTCCTTTGGCCCGCATAAGGGCCCAATCGTTCCCTTATGCGGATGAAACTTATATCTGCTGCTGTGAAATCCCTGAAGGGTATAAACTATACACTTTATTTGTTACTGTAATTATTCTTCTTGGAGTTGTAATGACAATCATGCTGATGAGGTAGATTTAGACGCAAGAAGCCCTATAGCAACGGCACCAGCGACTAAACCAACAACTCCTACAACACCCAGACCAATCTTCGTGTGACGCCTTCTCGTCTCGTTTCTTTTTATTTTCGTTTGAAGATAATTCATTGTCGCATTCATGCCTGCCTGGACCTTTTCTGCCTGGGTTCCAATGGCAAAGTCAATATTATTAAGTCTCTTCTTGAGAGTCTTATTCATCTTGGGATACATGCTTTTGGGATAAAAAACCATTCTACTTGTTGCCAACATAATACGCGATACCTCCTCCTAGAGCTGCAACCGTCAAAAGACCTATAAGAGGATATCCATATTGCTTGAACTTTGTGGGTGTTCTTGGTCCTGCCGTAATATGCTCATAGGTATTTTTACGAGTCTTAGTCTGGTGCTTTAGAGTATACTCCTTCTTCTGGAGTGTGTGCTGGAGTTTACCAATGTTGTTGTGCAGCCGTGTCCATTTCGGATTCTCGCCCGTGACAAGTTTCCGCGTAGTTTTGGCCAGAGTCGCCTTCTTCTCTTTAAGATTTGCTTCAAGAGTATCAAGATCCTTTCTGATCTGTTCGATATCCATTCTACTGAAGAGAGAGATTTGCATATAACTTCTTAATAGTATCGAGTTCAACTGAGGCCACACCAATAGGCTTATACAACTTTACAACAGATGGATGAATCTCGCGTGTAACATTAATATCAGGTGTTTTTATATTATACATAATTTTATTTTCACTCCGCATAATGTTCAGAGTTACATTCTTTTCAAACTCATAGGTTAACGTGCTATTCCCTTCCTGGAAATTTAGAAGTCGATGCGTATTATTACAAAGACGAATCGCTTGATTTGCGAGAGGATTTAATTCATCTTTTGAGGTCCCACATACACCAATGAGGATATTCTTATCTTCAGCTGAATCTGGAAGAAAATCACAGTTTGTTGCAATCAAGCGTTCAACAAGAAGAAAATTCTTTTTTGGCGGGGGCACTTCTGATTGAACGTTTCCCATTATACTGCTTACTGCTTTTTGAGTGTCGTTAATCAATTTTATACGAACATAGCTATCTTTATTCTGTATAACAGAATCAATATAGTTTGTAAACATTCTCTCAGTTAATGATTATATATAAAAATATACAACACACAAGCTGAGAACCACTGGGTGGTTTCACGCTTAGTTTGAGTAAGCAAGTCCGCCCATGCCAGACATCACGCGGAGCACGTTGTAGTTCGTCGCATAGACATAGACCGTGGCCGTGTTCGTCGTGCCCACCGTGTTGTTGGTGACCGTGAGGAGCAGCGTGGTGTTGTCAATGCGGGACAAGTTGCACGTGCCGCTCGGCTGGTGCTGCTCAGGCTGGAGAGCGAATGAGTAGACGTTGATGCCGATCGCGGGGATGTTGGTGTGGTGCTGGTAAGGCTGGACCTCGTTGAAATAGCGGCCCTCGCGAACCTGGAAGCGATCGTGGCCGTTGAGCTGGAGCAGGGCCGTGACGCACGGGTTCTTGCCCGCCATGCCCTCGACACGCGTGACGGAGTAGCCTGACTCCAGAACTGACCGGTCCCACCAGTCGCTGAAGTTGAACGGCTGCTGACCCTTCCACGTGAAGCTGGTCGCATCGTCGCAGGCCGTGTAGGAGTCACGCTGGACAACCCACACGAGCTCCTTGCACGGGTGGTTGAAGTTCAGCTTGAGCTTGTTGCTTGAGGACGTGATGGACTCACCGCCCGTGAACTGGAGCACGTCGATCAGGTACTCGTGGGAGACCTGGGCGAACTTGCGACGCTCGTCCGTGTCGAGGTAGATGTAGTCGACGTAGAGGGACGCGGCGACGAGGTTGGCTGACGCAACGCGGTCGCGGATCACGTGCGTGTTGGAGTTCTGCGGGGCCGCGTCGAAGCAGAGGTTGCGGAGATCATTGAAGATCAGGTTGATGCGGACCTCGTGGTACTGGAGGGCGATCAGCGGCAGAGCCAGACCAGGGTTGCGGCAGAACCAGAACTGGAGCGGGATGTAGAGCGTGTACTCAGGAGCACAGTTGCCGATCTCGTTGGACGTGTTCGGCTCGCCACCAGCACAGTCATCGTCGCACGTCTCGCCGCCCTGGACGATCAGGTTCGTGAGCTGCGGGACGTTGCCAACCATCTTGGCGTAGCCGGCCTGCTTGCCAGCCTCCTGCGTGAGCTCATTCCACACGTGCATCCACTGGCCGTAGTGCTTGTCGATACGCTGGCCGCCGATCTGGAGCTCGACCTCCTTGACGAGGTTGTGGCCAGCCCAGTTGAGCCAGCGGAACTGGGCACCTGAGCCGTCCGCCGCGAGGAGCTGCACCTTCGGCAGCGTGGCCTGGAGGTACATACGGTAGATCAAGTCACCATTACGCTGGATGGTGCACGTGACCGTCTTGCCGAAGCCAGGGGAACCGTTGAACGGGTTCTCGATGGACTCCATGGCAAAGTTCGTGTGACGGCGGTACACGACCTTGAAGAAAGTGATCTGCGGGTTGCCCGTCAGGTAAACGTCCTGGGCACCATAGGCGACGAGCTGCATAAGTCCTCCTCCAGTCATTTTAGTCTATACCTTTGCCAGAGAAAAAAAATTTGGCGGCGAAAGAAAAATCCGAACCCGCAACCGGGGACCTCTGTTTTTCGGAATCTAAACACCGAGTAGGGACCCTCTTTACAGATGTCAGATCCCTTCTTCAAAATAAGGCCAACAAAGAGAAGTAATCCTGAAGCAAGAACTACCCTTGACAGTATCCATCATTCCCACTTATCAAAACTCGTCGACGAGTCACAAAACGTTGAGGCCCTTGAGTCCCATCTTCTGGGTCTCAAAGAGTCTATTAAAACATGCCAGGACGATATTGAAAAAGTAAAGCTTGAAAAGGAATTCCAGGACTTATTGAAGGAATATAAGAAACGGAAATCTGGATCTGCAATCTATGACTATTATTTGGAGACAGGTGATATTCTCTATCAGTATTATGACATTCAGGATAAGATTAGTAGAGGCCTAGAGTCAAAGGTAAGTCGTCCTCTAAAGTCAAAGCCAGGCTCTATCTTTGCTGTTCTAGATGAGGCATCAGATACCAAGGCACCTTCTCACACACAACCCCAAGGCGAAGATATGCGTCGAGAGAAGCTGCTTGAAACTTATCTACAAAAGATTGATCCGAGTCATGCACGCAGCGGCCAGAATATCCATAATGATCCTTATGGTGAATGTGAGGAGTGTCAAACAGAAATGATCTTCTCAGCGAACGAGGCTCTCTTCACTTGCCCCACCTGCGGCTTTCAGGAGTTTATTCTGGTTGACTCCGATAAGCCCTCATATAAGGATCCGCCGCGTGAAGTCTCCTATTACGCCTATAAGCGTATTAACCACTTCAATGAATGGCTTGCCCAGATTCAGGCCAAGGAAAGCACAGATATCCCTCAGGATGTTTATACTGCTATCATAACGGAACTCAAGAAGGAGAGAATTACTGATACGAGTAATATCAAGACTTCTAAGATTCGTGAGATTCTGAAGAAGTTGAAGTTCAACAAGTATTATGAACACGCAGCCCATATTATGAATCGGATTAATGGAAAGACTGCACCTGTCATTACACGTGAGACAGAGGAGAAGCTACGTCATATGTTTATTGAGATTCAGCCTTCCTTTCAGAAGCATTGCCCTTCTGGTCGCAGTAATTTCTTATCGTATTCTTATGTGCTCTATAAGTTCTGCGAGCTGCTGGAGCTTGATGAATATCTCCCTAATTTTCCGATTTTGAAAAATAGGGACAAACTCTTTTGTCAAGATAAAATCTGGCAGCAGATCTGTGCCGACCTGAGATGGCAATATGTCAAAAGTTGTTAATGTCTAGAGCGACGAGTCTTTCTTCTGCCACCTGCGGGTCCACCTGCACCTGCACCAGGAGGCCCTGCATTACGCATAGCAACCATAGCAGCCTGTGAAGCTCTGCGTCTAGGAGCCTGAGCCGCAGGAACACCTGCCATGTAGGCAGCCAGTTGCTGGTCTAATGCCTCCTCTGCAAGTTGAGGAGCACCGCGAATAACCGCAACCTGGAGTCTATCAGGGAGTCTCGGATAGGAGTTCACGAGAGCCCTGGTCGACAGATAGTGAATATACTGGACAAGCGTTCCTTCAAAACCAGCGGCAATCTGATCCTGTGTAGGAGCGGCTCCATATGCGGCCATAGCAGTCGTATAAAGTCTCTGAAAGACACGAACACCCTCATAGTTCATCGCGATAACTAGGGCAAGGCCAGCAAGTGTAGGTCCAGATCCCATAGCCAAATCCCTCAAATTGCCAACGAACGCAGTATACCATCCAGCCGTCAGTCTAGGATTCAAGAAATAACCGATGCAACTGACAATGGCATTAATGACTCTTACAGTATAAGATCCATTTGTGCCCAAGTCTCGTATGAGGCCCGCGGCGAGAAGGCCAGGAAGAATACGCTCTCTTACTGATCTCGCAATACTCGGAACAATATCGGGATTCAAAAGAGCATCACCAACAGGTGCAAGAGCCGCAGCACCCTGGTCGTCGATTTGTTTAGCGATTTCCTTAGGCAGAATACACAGTATACGCAGAACACGCTTCAACTCATCATAGAATCTTACACCACCGCGTTGTTTGCGTGTTCTACGACCACCAGACATCTCAACAGGCGTCTGGCCAAGTGTCAAGCTCTCCTTTATCATGGTCTCAATGAGATCAAGCTCGCCTGGACTGATAGCAGGGCATGACTCTCCGAGTTCAGCGTCAAGCTCGGCCTTGATTTTAGCATACATGGATCTAGCTACAGCAGGGCCAGCACCAGGGCCTGCACGTTTGGCAGCCTGTGCAGCCTTTGCCGAGTTAGAGACATTTGCACCACTACGACCGTTGGCCCTGCGAACATTTACAGGTAGACCCGTATTACGCCAATACCAGAATGAATTAGCCCTCTTTTCAACAGGCGTGCTGAGACCGGCCGAAAAATACGGCTGCCCCCTTATAAAGTCATTTAGACGATCTCCTGCAACGGTTCCTGCCATTCTAATTTATAAGAAGAATATCTCTATGTTGATTTATAATCATTCAGGAGATACTATATGCTTACAAGCCACGCGGGAAGCCAACGAGGTTGGCACCCAGACCGAAGCCAGCACCCTGGCGAGCCGTCACGCCGATGGACGGGGAGACGAGGTCGAGCACGGCGAAGACGGCCGCGGCGACGAGGGCGAGAGTTGAGATCTCATCGAGCGGCAGGCTCTTCCGGGGGATGAAGATGGCCGCACCCGCGACAACGAGGCCCTCGATCAAATACTTGATGGCACGGTTGATAACTTCAGAGACGTCCATTTGATTTCTATATTTGGTCTTAAGAAATTTTTTGTGCGGCAAAATCGTCTAAAGAAAGGCTCTATTGAAGTATAGAATGTCTGCCCCTAGTGATGAGAAGGAGAGCTTTTTAACCGACGATCCTGAGATCTCATCACAGAAGTGGTGTCTTCTGAGTTTCATCAGTCCCGAGAACGTGTTGAACCGGAAGGATACGTTCTTCTTCAATGCATTCATCAAGCAGTATGAGTTCCAGCTTCGCACCAAGAGCCTCGAGCAGTTCCTCGTAAAGTCCATCCAGACGATCAATGCCAAGCTGGATGCCGAGGCGACGCGTCTCGATGCTCTTGATCTGAGTGGTGCGGCCCTCGAATGCCGGAAATCCACGATGTCCATCGATCCGTTTATCACGGACTTCCAGGAGACCGTAAAGAAGAATCAGCGTGAGATGCTGGCCTCCACGCTCAATGAGAACTTTGATGACTTCATGTTCAAGAATGGTGCTAAGCTTGAGGATGACTTCTATGCCAAGAACAACTTCCGCACGACGGTGCGTGGTCTCAAGATTCGTGGTGCCTACAGCACAAAGGAGGAGGCCGACATGCGTGCTAAGAAGCTGCAGAAGGCTGATCCTGACCACAACATCTATGTTGGTCAGGTCGGCAAGTGGCTGCCGTGGGACCCGAAGCCATCGGAGGTCGGAGAGCAGGAGTATGCCGAGGAGCAGCTCAACACGCTCATGAAGAAGTATAAGGAGAATGAGGAGCAGCGTGAGCAGTTCACGAGGGAGCAGCGTGAGGCTGGCCGGAAGCAGAACCGCACGGTCACCACGATGCCTGGATCAGACGCATCTGTTCCTTCACTTGGAACGGATGCCTCGGAGTTTAGTGGCATGTTTTCAGGCTCAGGTCCCGCGGATCTGGCCATTCAGCGTAAGATGGATTCGTCAAAGCAGGAGTAATTTTTTATCTTCTGCGTGTATTGGTGAATCCCTCTGCATTTCCGCTGCCAACGTGGATAGGGATGCAGTTGCCACTCTGGCAGAAGGATCCCTCAGGGCACGTCACCCCGCCGCATCCATCCGCAGGGTTTCTGAAGCCGTCATAATACTGCGGAAATGTGGTCTTCAGAAACGGGACAACGATAAGAACACCGAGTAAAACCAACGCTAAGCCGATAACACCATATCCAACACGACGAGCCATCTTTTCTTTTAATAAAAGAGAAAATTACTAGGGATAGACAGGGAGACCGGAACTAGGCATCTGCGGCTGAGTATCACTAAAGCAATAGCCATTCATGCACCGAGTTCCGTGCGGGCACGGTGCCAGATCTACACCACACATCCCAGGAGGATTCGCAAATCCTTCTGAGACTGTGTAATTTGCCACCATAAGAGCACACGCGAAAAGAAGTATAATTAAGGCAGCCCACATTCTAGTATAGATCCTTAAAACTTCCGCAACTTTCTTCTAGTTTTACGAGCCCTGGAACCGCCGTTCTTTTTAGGCGTTAAGTGTTGCGTTACCTTATATAATACATTAATAAGCTCATTCGGTTTGCTTACTCGCTTTCCTTCTTTTTTAGCACTCAGAATCCATCGACACTGAGCAATCTCTTTTTGATCAAATTCACTTTTTAGAATTTCATCAGGAAGTAAATCAACAACACTCTCGATTTCAGCCCATTTCTCCACTGTGGTCATCTCATCATTTTCTAGCATATTTTCTACACGGCTCTTAATTGTATCCAATGCCTCCTTCGATAGATTCGTAGAGTGGTTTACATGAGCATGTGTATTAATTTTTAACATCTCTACTAGAACTTTCGAACATTAATCTGCGGCCCCTTCAGCTTTCTCGCATCACTCGGATTATAATTATCATCGTCTTCATCCTTCTTCTTGTAATGGGCCGCCGAGTGAGCCCAGAACTCTGGGGCTCCAATACGGAAATCTCCGTGCATCTCAGCCTTATACCAGAAAATACAATCCTCAATCTTATTTGACTGGCTTGTATTATCAATCACGAGACATTCGTAGTTCTGTGTGCACTGATCCATGACCTGGCAGAAGAACTCAAAGCTCGGAAACGCCGATCCATAGTTGTTAAAGATACGCTGTCTGTTTGTCAGATAAGGTTCACGTAGAATAAACACAAAGTCCACGTTGGTTCTCAGAGCCGGCTGAATACCCAGCGGATACTGCATAGTAATCAAAAAGAACACCTTTAACCAACGACCGTTCATGAAAAGATAACGAATGTTCTTGTCGTGTGTCCATGAGTCGTCATACATACAGTCGTCGAGAATCATAAATGAACGCGGATCAATCTGCGACTTCTTTCCATCGGCAATCTCACCTTGAATACGCGACATCATCATCTTCTGACGCTTGCAGAAATTGGCCAAAATGAGAGGACTGAACTCGCCGTGAATAAACAGCGGAGGAATCATTTTGCTATAGAAACTATTTGACTCTTCTGTGCCTGAAATAACTGTTCCAAGAGGCATATCCTGGTGATGATAGAGCAGATCACGAACAAGAGTGGACTTACCCGTGCGTCGTCTGCCAATGAAAATCGCCACGGCATCCTGGGGGATACGTTTCATGTCAAACTTCTTCAGACTTACATTGAGAGCTGGTGTTACTGACATTCTAAGGGATTGAGAAAAGAATTTCGTGCGTCAATGAACGCAGCAGATACTTCTTAGGAACAGCAAGAATGCCACCTGCTCCAGAACTCAAAGGCTCCGTTTTACAGAAACCGACTTATGTTTCTGTTCCGCTTTCAAAAAGTCTCGAAGATCTTTCAGGATTTAAAAATCCAAATACCTTCTATCCCGGTTTGAGTATTCTTACAGGCCTCAAACTCAGCCCTAAAACTTCTGTTTGGCTTGACCACCGGAAACGTGTGGTTTCATCAGGTGCTGCTCTCTCCAATTCAAGTTCTGGTCGTATTCACCTTACAATTGAGACCAATGGATCGAGTGAAGGGCTCGATGTTCAAGATGTTTCTGGATTTCGCAAAATAACGCACCTCCTCGATCCCGTTCAATGGATTCAGGGCAAGTATAACCCTGAATCGATCAAGGCGAAGCTTTCTGATCCCATGAACCAGGCCTACGTGGAGGCCCTCGCCGCCTATTCACTTGGAAAGCTCAAGGAAGAAAACATCTCACCACACTTTCATGCATTCTATGGAGCTTTCTCAACAGAGGCCGATACCTACGCCTACAACATCTCAGAAAGCTATATGTCTTATCGCCATTGCAGATGGTTCTGGACAGGCCAGGAGAAGGGTGTTTTCAAACTCAGCTTTGATGATTCTTTGCCTGAGGATGTAAAGAATGCACTTCTCGATGTCCCTGATGATTTAGAGGAAGACAATTCTGATTCAGAAGAGTGTCTCGATGATTTGCCTGATACAGGATCTTATACGAAGGGGGCAATCGGATCCATTGAGTCACTCTCAGATGATGATCTTAAAACGGTCTCTGATGCTGAAGAGGAGGATGAAGAGGATGAAGAGGATGAAGAGGATGATTCAAACTCCGACGTCGAGATTTTCGCAGAAGTCAAAAAGTTTCCTGTCATGATGATTTTCACAGAGTCAAGCGAGGACACAATGGATGCCCTTCTAGATAATTATGAAGAGCTCGGATGTGAGCCTGGTTCCGACGAATGGGATGCAATCTGGACTGCATGGATCTTTCAGGTCATTGCGGCCCTGACAGTCGCCCAGCGTATCTTTGGCTTCACACACAATGATCTTCACACGAACAACATTGTCTGGGAGAGAACGGATAAGGAGTATTTATATTACAAGTCGCTTGATGGAACAGTCTTTATGGTCCCTACCTTCGGAAAGATCTTCAAAATTATTGATTTTGGTCGCTCAATCTTTAAGATTAATGAGACAACCTTCTACAGTGATGATTTCAGAGAAGGAAATGATGCGGGTGATCAGTATTATTTTGATGATCTGAAAAAAGAGGACGAAGAAGAAATTTATCCGAATCCTTCCTTTGATCTGTGCCGCTTCACGGTAAGTCTTTTTGAATCACTGTTTCCTGAACCGCCACCCAAGAGAAAAAATGGGGCGATCCTCAGCAAGGAGGAAGGCCTCATTGTAAAGGAGACAGAATCAGATCTTTATAATTTACTGTGGTCATGGCTTCTCTGCGATGACGGCCACAATGTTCTTATTGACGCGAACGGAGATGAGAGATATCCTGATTTTGATTTATATAAGGTCATTGCAGCCCAGGTGCATGGGGCCATTCCGTCTCAACAAATTAGAAAACCGATTTTTGAGTCTTTTACGTTTAAGGGTTCAGTTGAGAAGGATCAGAAGGTCTACGCCTTATTCGTGTAAAGGACACGCTTCCACGTAATCTGAAACTTCTTTAGTGTATCCATCGCGGCCTTCTTAATACCCTCATCACTAATCATGGGCGTGAGAGGCATATTACTAATTGTAACAGTGATACTAACCGAATGATTCCACCCAAGAGTAACATACCTCTTTGTAAGAGATGCGTTTGTCTTCTGATCGTTTGTGTTATAACTCCAGGAACTATAATCATGGAGTCCAAGCAGTGAATCACGATACTTCACCGAGTCCTCGGAATTGCTTGTTAGATCAACCCATACATCATTCTCTTCGTAGGTTGAATAAGTCGTATTCTTTACTGTAATCTCTAGCGTTGTGGTGTCTAGTTCGGCAGTGCCCTGCCAACCCTGATAGTGAGTGGTATCAAGTTCCTTCTTGGCATGAAGAGGAACAAACCACTCCTTAATATTCTTCATGATCTTCTCCTCTAGCTGGATCGATGCATCCATAATATCAATATCCATTGTTGAATTTAGCTCATTTCGCAGATGATCAATCTTATTATCAATCGCAGTTGTCATTTCATTACGATACTTATTAATGTCAGACTCAACATCCTCCTTTGTTATCCACTCACACTCATCCTCAAGATCTGGCATATCTGAAGGCATCTCATTGTCAGCAATCTCGCCAGACTCAACCTCACCTTCATGAGGTGAGACATCCTCCTGCTCTTCCTCTTCCTCGTCCTCCTGCACCACCTGCTCCTCCTCTTGGGCCTCCTCCTGCACCTCGTCCTCCTGCACCTCGTCCTCCTGCACCTGCTCCTCAATCGGCTTTACAAGAGGCACAAGATACTTATATATGAACACATAGCTAGCGACAACAGAAGCACAAGCAATAAGAACCGCAATCTGATCCATTTCTATGCCAACTTTGTTAGCGATAAAATGATTCAATTTTGCCACCTAAAACCTCGCAGGGCCAACCTGCAGATCAGGCTCAACAGACCCACCTGTCATAGTCGCCATGCCAGGCATCGCCTCTGAAAGACCCTTCAGTGAAGGCAGAGAATCCATGAGACTTGTCATAGAATCAGGAACAATCTGAAGAATGCAACCAACAAGAATAACTCCAATGATAAAATCACGGATTACTGTCTTCGGCCCAGGAATCTCCTTCTCCTTCATATATTCGCTGATTCCACCAAGAGTTGCAATTACAAGACCCCCGAGGGCCATTCCATATAAAGTAGACGAGTTCATCCGGGTACTTCTCTGGCGGCTGACTGGAAAAAAGTTAAAGCGTTTCAAACTCATCTATCGGCAATGCCTCCATCTCCTCCAAATTCTCATAGTCATCGACCGGTTCAGGAGGATCATTGCTGATTTCAAGAGTTGATACACCCGTATCTTCATCCTCATCTTCCATCTTTAGAACAGGCTCATGAATGCTATTCTGATTCGGATTGCCCGAGTCAAAGAAAGTATCCATAGACGTGAAACTTACCTTTGCAGGCTCCGTGTCGACCACAATGGTGGGTGTTGAAACTTCCTGCTTCGGTTCTTCCTTGGTAACAACAGGTTCAGGTTCAGGTTGAGGGGCAGCAGGAGGTATAGTAGAACCCGACAAATCCTGAATAAATGACTCAGGAATCACAGGCTGGATAGATTCCTCTTCTTTTTCCTCAGCCGCAGCCTCTGTTCTAGTGGCCGTCGTCAAACCAGCAGAATCCTCATCGCCATCATCCGCCAAATACTCCTTCAGAATACTCTTGACAGGCAACATTCCGCGAATGCTTTGAAGAACACCCTCGTGAAGAAGCTGCTCCACCTGTCTCAGATTCTTCTGTTTATCAATTGACGTGCCAGTCTCCGAGAAGAGATAGGCATTTGACCACAAAAGACGTGCACACTCCGACATTGTTCTGTGGAGAAAGTGATCAAGCTTCGGTATAGTGATCTGGAGCTTCTTCTGCTTGCTGGTAAGGCGAATGGCAGAGAGAACCTTCGTGTGGGCAATAAAGACTGCTGTCAGGATCTCCTCTAAGTAATCACACTTTGTGGCTGCAATGACCTTCTCAGTCTGCTTCGCGACCTTGTCAATATTCCACTCAGGAAACTGCTTGAGAGAATCCTGGAAAACCCATAGAACACGCTGAGGATTCTTCTCGGCCTCTTTTGTTTCAGCCAGGAGATCCAGAAAATACGTCTCCAGTGCCGGAACTAAAAAGATACAAAGCTGTCTCGTATATTCAGCCTTGGCTTCTCCATATACGCCAATGCTATCGGAATCCATGTCTAAAGATTCATTCGTCTTTGGACTTGGAAAATAACCGCAGCAGTAGAAGAATGGAATGTGGCCTATTGGGTCTAGCCGTCTCTCTTTTTAAAAAAATAGACTGTAAACGATGTGGAAAGAATACAGAGTTCACATTCAAAGGCTCTCTTGGATTATGTTCATATGAAATCAACGCTCAGTGTAGGATGAACTCTGAAACGGGTGGTATTTTAGGAATCTTTGGATTTTTAGTATCAATGGGAGGAGTTATATATGCAGCAATAAATCACAAAAAAGTTCGTTGCAGATGTTGTGGTAAAAATCTTGATATGTCTGTTGACGTGGATTCAACTGAAGAAAAAGCAAAGGAGGAGAAACCAAAGGAGGAAGAGAAAGAGGAAGAGAAAGAGGAAGAGGAACAAGAAGAGGAAGTTACAGGTAAACGGCGTGCATCAATACACAATGATGAAGGAGCTGATATACGAATTACAGGTAAACGGCATGCATCAATACACAATGATGAAGAGATAGAAGTTGAACGAAAACACTATAGAAAGGCTAGAATTGCACCTTTGCCTGAAGAGCCCTAAAGTGAAAGAAGCCACGCAATTTGGAGCCAGACAGAATGCCCCGAGGCCCATCGCCTTAATGCCTCTCGTCCATTCATATCATTATTGCGTGTCTTAATTAAATGATGTAGAAGAGACACAGGATCCTTGCCCTTGAGTTTATACGCGACAAGTCCCTCAAATGTCGCTGGAAACTCCGCATCAGGCTCACCGATAATCTTGAGAGCTGTGGCCTTTCCGAGAAGAGCTGTCTTACGAAAGGAAATCTCAGTGCCAATGCGTTGTAGAGAGCAACGAGAAAGAACAGGGGCTGAGAGTTTCGATGGATCTCTCACCTCCAGAATACAATGAACATCCTGACTTCTCGTATCAAGAATACGACGCATGAATGCCTGGGCTTCCTGCGTGAGGTCATCTGCACCCTCGATCCAGATGAGAGTCTTTTCTTGGCTTCTCACCTGGGCGTGAAGAACCTCGCGGCCTTCTCTTAAACTCCGATCATTACGCACATTCCAGCGAAATAGACGATATCCTCTCATCTTGGCTTCTTGCTTAATCCAGGTTGTCTTTCCTGTTCCCGCAGGACCATAGAGGATTAGTGCAGGCCTCATTGAGGTTTAGTAGGATTGGAGGTTTAGACCTTCATTTAGTGATTTTGTAAATCATGTAATGAAACTTTATACAGCTATCGCAGGTGACACTACCGTATACCACTGAGTGGGACCGGTAGCAATAAAGATTTCAGAAGTCGCTGCAGCAATAGAACCAGCATTGTTAATTGTGAAGGAATTACCAGCACCGTTTCCATCAATTGATATACCCGTGCCAGGGAATACAGGCAGGGCAGCCGAGAAGGTATTGTTTCTGACATAGACAGTTGATCCAGCTACAGGAGTCGGCAAGACAACACACTTTGTGCCATCCGCACCCGATACAACTGTAAATCCAGCCGCCAGCTGAGCACCAGTTGCAGCATTATTGCCCGTGGCAGTAACAGAAGCCGTCGGCATGAGGAAACCACCCGTGCCAGCCGTCACCGTCGTGCCAGCAGCAACAGTGGTCGTGGCCGTAACGGAGTTGCCCGTGATCGAGCCGATCGTGTAAACAGGGGCACCCTGGTCGATCTCAGCATTGCCGTTAGCATTGATACCACGCGGGACATACTCGGGCTTGTCACTGTTGTAGACGGCAAAGAGCTTGGAGTTCGGGTCAATGAAGCCGCTGAGGAAAGTGTTCGGGTCATAGACACCCACCATGTAGGTCGTGATACCAGGGTTCGGTGCACCGTTAAACGTTGTGCTATTAGCCGTAACCATGCCAGGCGGGTAGAGCTTCTTGCCGTTCTCTCTCAAAACCGTGCCAGCCTTGCAGTTCGCCGCCGTCGCAGTGCCAACCGTAGCCAGAGACGTCAGAGTGCCCGTCGTCGTCAGCGTCGTGTAGCTGAATGACGTCGTGTAGGCAAAGATGTCATTGTGAAAGGCCGTCGTAGCAATATACTGCCTACGCGGCGAATTGAGGTATGATCCGTGGGATCCTGTGGCAATCGTTGTCATTCCTTATATTCGGAGTTTTTATTTTATTTCTAAAGAAGAGAATGGCACATGCCACAGTCCAAGCACACTTTCCTTCAAAAGAAGAAGGGAGGCTATAGAAAGACACGCAAGGTTAAGCTTAAGTAGATCTTTGTAAGTGTCAACATGTCACTGACAAATATCTATATTTTGAAGTTGGAAGGAGGAAATTATTATGTGGGAAAAGCAGAGAATCCTACAAAACGATATCAGGAACATGTGGATGGAAAGGGATCGGCCTGGACAAAGAAATGGCCTCCTATTGGAATTGAAAAAATTATAGCGAATGCAGGGCCTTTCGATGAAGATAAGTATACGAAGGAAATGATGCTTGCTCATGGAATTGATAAGGTTCGTGGCGGATCTTATGTGCGAGTGGAACTAGAACCTTTTCAGATTACTACATTGACAAAGGAACTTAGGAGTGCCACGGATCAGTGCTCAGAATGTGGCAAGGAAGGCCATTTTGTTAAGAACTGTCCGTTGTTGGAGGAGAAACGGCGGAATTATGATTTGAAGGAAAAGTGTAGTGTTGGTCGTGCTCCTGTTGCGACTATACAGAAGTGTTCAACCTGTGGTCGCAAAGGACATTCTGCCTCGAACTGTTACGCAAAGACTGATAAGGATGGTAATGATTTGGAGTCTGAGGAAGAGTCTGACGATGAATGGGAGTGTAGTTACTGTGACAGAACTTTTACAACAGAATTTGGATGTAAAGTTCATATGAAGTCATGTTCTTCAAAATCAAAAAAAGATACTTGTTACCGTTGTGGTCGTCCTGGTCACTACTCGCCAGACTGTTATGCTAAGAGACATGTTGATGGAGAGATGTTGTCAGACAGTAATTAATCATCCATAATAATACAAGTTTTCATATTATATTCTTTTTTTAATTCTTCTTCATATTCACATATACACATTTTACATATTTGATAATAGCCCTTTGCAAATACAGGATTATACTTATCTCTGCCACACTTTATACAGGGTTTGTCTTGATGCCAACCCATACTTACTCCATTCTTTTTTACAAGAGGAGGTAGATTTTTGACCCAAGATTCTGTATATATTCTACAGTTTTGACACCATCTATTTTTTGAAGTTCTTATACATCCTAAATTAAGTTCTTGTCCCATAATATCATCTTTATCATTTTTTAATACTCGTTCCTCTTCTTCAAATATTTCTTCTGCTGTAACTTCAAACCATGGTTCTGGTCTTACAGATGTTGTAGTTGTATGAGTATGCTTTACTTCAATTATATATTTAACTTTACCATTATTTACTAAAGCAATATCTGCTATATATTTATTATTAGGATCTCTATATTCTACAATTGCTTCGTCTCCTTCCGAGTATTCAATAGACTGCTCATCAAATTCTGTAGGCATACAAGAACACTCTGGGCATGAATTATAAAATCTTATAGGAAACTTATTATTAAGTCTTTCTTGAATTTTATATTTAGCTTCTTTATGTAATTGACTTTCATTTTGATGTTCATAATATGTACATGTGTTTGTTGGTGAAAAGTGTGCAAAGTGAACTTTTCTTATAGTTCCTTTTCTAAATATAACCTTTTGTTGACAATCTAGACACTTATATGAGCGACCCTTTTCTGCAGTATATGGAGTTACATATTTATTTGTCTCTGTATCTAGTGCTCCTAAGATAATCATCTATTGATTATTATTTTAGATGTTTAAATTATCAAATTTACTGACAATATTTTAAAATCTCAGATGGAATAGTCTTATACTCAGTAACACACCAAGGTCCTCCGCGGACATTTTCCCAACCCTTTAGTTTCATATACTCAAGTGTTTTTTGCTTTTCGATAGTTTTATCTCCTCTACAGATCTCAATAATAGAAAGCGGTCTATATTTTTTTGTCCACACAGCACCTTCATTGGATAGGTGTGAAGAAAGGCGATTTGATAGATTTTCAGACCAACCTATATAAAATTTACCCTCTTCTAGTTCCCATACATAAACATATTGAGTTCCAAAAGGAAACATATTAGAACCAAGAGTTGTTGTTTCAAAAAATCTACGAACTCTTTTGAGTTCTAGTTCAGTCTCTTTTACAATTTCCTCATTTTCAGAATCTATTGTAAGGATATTTTTCATATAGTTTAAGCGATCTTTAATATTTGTTACATTTATAAAAAGAGTATTAATTTGTTCTATTAAATCAACCATTATAAAAAGATTTATTTTTGTTACTTAAGGCTCTTATTTATTAATAACAAGAAAGTAGATAATTAAAAGTCTACCCATTCACCAATTTTTATAGATGGATTAGATGACATTGTAAGAATTGCATTTTTAATATCATTAATTAATTGTTGGTCGTAGCCATGATTTGTTAAGAGTGTATCAATTGGCATATATTCTTTCTCATTTGAAACATGATATTCATAAAGAATAATTGAGTCTCCTACATGTCTTAAAACTTTATGAGGACGTTTTGCAGCCTTACAATATTGTCGTTTAGTTATATTTACACCTCCTAAATACCTTACAGCTGAATATTTTGGATGTTGATAGATTCCTTGATAAATACATAATAATCTTTCTCCATTATCTTCATATGTTAAATAACTATCAGATCCATTATAAATTTCAGAATAAAGGGTAGATTCTTCCATAGATGGCTAATACTAGGTTACTTAAGGCCTTTTACTTCTTTGTAACACCAAAAGCTGCACCTATACCACCTACAGTAATAATTATTATTGATAAAATAATACCGACGCGTAGATACCATGAATATTTTTTATACCATGGTATTTGTAATTCCATTACAGTTGTTTCTAAGATTGAGATACGTTCATTTAACTTCTCAACCTCAATCACTGTAAAGGGTATTTTCTCCATGATATCTCTGTAAAAAAGATTCGGCTTCAAATTTAGTTCGCAGGAGCACCAGCAGCATTAAAAGCCGCAATTGCAGCCTTTGACGCCAATGCCTTATTTCTCTTGGCACGACGAGAAACAGCCGTTGTGCTAAAACAAGAACCCATTTTCTATAGTATTTTGATTTTTTTCTAATTAACGGCGACGAGTAAACTTTTTCCTATATAAAGTTCTACGAGTCTTATTTTTTCTTTTTCCACCGTTTTGCATACTATTTATACGCTGAATAGCTTTATCATAATAAGGCTTTGAAAGTATTTTAAAACGTTCTATAAAATCACTTGTTCTTAAATCTTGAGCTATATGAAATAGTTCTGAAAATTCACCTGGACAAACGCTAACACGTATTCCTCGATTCTTTAACATTTGTTTTTCATTTAATATCTGATTAACCGCAGAATATCTTCTCTCTATTTCTTCCATAACAAGTGGGTCTATAGATTTCCAGATACTTTCAATACGATTTTTTTCAGTTAGTATATCTTTAAACATTTGTTCATTTTGTTTTAATTGATGTTCTTCACCTGAAATTCTATCATTTTCTTTTTTCTTATTATCTTCATTAACTGCATGTTTTAAAATTGATTCAAAAGATAATAATTCATCAATTGTTTTTTTTTCTAAATGTTTATTACTTAGTATTCTTTGTATTCTGGATAATTCGGCTAATTTGAAGTCTGGTTTAGATATCTCTATCAATACTCTATCATTTACTCTACTAAGATCTATATTAATATAAGTAAATTTACCAAGAGAGTTAGGATATGGACGCGGTGAGAAGCCACGGTTAGATAATAAAGCAAATTCTTTATCTCTAGCCCTTTCAGCACGCACGTAATCTACTGCCTTTGCCTTTGCAATTTCATAACCTTCTCTTATTATTTGTAGCACACCACCAGTATTTTGGGGGAAGGGTATAGGAGAACGTAAATATATATTTTGTAGTCTTTCATTATATGATCCAGTAAACCTATTAAACATTATTTATTCTATTATATACAAGATAAAATTGAGAAAGATAAAACTCTTATGAAAAGACCATGTCTAAAAACGCCTTCGCGGCTATTATGAAAACGAAGCAGTCTTCAGAAGAAACCTCTACAGGATATTTCATTATCAAAGGCAAAGAAACTAAGGCACATCTTCTTCAATTCGACGGAGCTTCTGAACCAAATCCTGGTGAATCCTGTGGCGGTGCTGTTCTCTTTGACCCGGAAGGGAAAGTAGTCTTTGAACGCGGAGAATATATTGACTATGCAACAAACAATCAAGCAGAATACACAGGGCTTCTTGTTGGACTGGTATCCTGTGTAGATCAAGGTGTCAAGAATCTCCTGATTGAAGGAGACTCAAAACTTGTTGTGTATCAAGTTGCAGGCAAATGGCAGCCAAAGAATGCTGAACTCAAAATCTTTCACGCAGAAATCATTAAACTCATGGATGAGTTTGATTTTGTTGCTATTCGACATGTGTATCGAGAAAACAATGCACATGCAGATCGACTTACGAATGAAGGTGTAGCTAAGAAAGCAGATTTTATGCGTTTGGCGGGGGTGCAAATGCGATAGGAACTGACGGTGCCTTGAACTGTTTATAGATCTTAGGAGGGGCATTGACGCCCTTTCTCGGAGGACCCGCAAGCAACGCAGCAGCCGCTGTGCTGTTCACTAGATTTGCCGCTGTGCTGTTCACTAGATTTGCCGCTGTAGCAGGAGCAGGAGCACCAGCAGCATTGAATGCCGCAACTGTAGAAGCCAACGCAGCCTTTGACGCCAACTGCTTGTTTCTCTTGGCCCGACGAGAAGCAGCCGTAGCCGCATAATTCGCGTTAACCTCCGCCTTTCTCCTTGAAGCCTCCTTCATGGCATTTCTACGCGTAGCATTCTTTCCTGTATTCGGATTCTTCCAACCCGAAGACTTCATATTAGCCAAGACTTCTGAGACAAGCCTGTTCCAGTTGTTGACCTTTGAAGTTCTGACAAAGGAAGGGGCCGCTGCCGCTGCGGCAGGAGCCTCCTCCTCAAGCTCAAAGTTTACAGGCTCGGAGACAGGGGCTGCCGCTGCCATATTCGCAGCCTGAAAATAGAACGGTTCTTGAACTGCAGAAGAAAGAGACGGTTCCACAAGAGGAACAGCAGTAGCACCCGAAAACTGCTCCGCGATCTCCAACAGCCGATCCATTTTTTTGTCGATACGCCTCAAATACTTTTGTGAAGACATTCTATATATAGTCTAGAATAGAATGAAGGGTGTCGCTACCTTTTCAGGAATGGGCCATGTAGAAGGCTACGCAACCTTTGATGATAAACCGAGTGGTCTACATATTGAGGCAGTCTTTACAAAGTTGCCAAAAGGAGACCACGGATTCCACATTCATACAAACGGAGATCTGAGAGGAGAAGGTTGTATGGGAGCCTGCTCACACTATAACAAAGGTCCAAAACGGAATCACGGAGGTCCTCCTGGCTCAAAGGGTGAACGTCACACAGGAGATCTCGGGAATGTCGGTGAAGTCAACCATACCTATCACTACAAGCTTTCTGGTGTTACAGTAGCCGAACTTCTCGGTAGAACTCTGATTATTCATGCAGATCCCGATGATCTCGGTAAGGGTCAAGAGGAGGATTCACACACAACGGGACATGCAGGAAAAAGAATAGCATGTGCAATTATCGGGCGTGCGAAGGATTGTGAGACAAATAAAACCAGAAAGTCTAGAAAGTTCTAGTCAGAGTCATATCCAGCCATCATGTCCAGAACATGAAAGTCATGCTGGGGCTCTCCATTTGATTCACCAATGTAACGACCCGCCTTGAGCCACTTCCAGACTCGATCAGGATGCCACGCGGCGGCCATGAGATCCTCCTTGATGGTCTTACAGGCACGAATACAATTCATTTTATTAAGGGCAAACATGAATTCGTCCTTAATAAAGTGTGTGCGGTTTGTTGTGCGTTTGAATTCATCGAAGAACTCCTCAATGAAATCATCCTCGAGTTCTTCAAGTTTTTCATTAAGTTCATCTGCAAGTTTTTTCTCAAACTCTTCCTTTTTTTGAGGATTATTATAATAAGCATCTGGATCTTCATATTGATAATCGGTTTCATGAAAGAGAATCCAGCGTTTAATTCCTCTTAGCCACCGATCTCTGCTTATGTTCTTTTGTTCAATGAGTTTTGTAAGAAGAGTTTCATACTTGTGTTTGTCAAAGTTCTTCTTTTGGTTTTCAATAGCCTTCTTACGCCGTTGGATCTGAGAATCAATAAGTTCTTTCTTTTTCACCATTTTGATTTGTGAGCTTGCCATTGCATTGTAAGTAACTTTAAGTGAGGTTGCATTTCAAATTTAGGGGACTTGAGTAGAATGCCTCTTTCTGAGAAAGAACGGAGAAAAGAGGTAGCTGAAAAAGTAAAAGAACTCATGAAACGCGTGAGTGAAAAACATAAGACAATCTATAGACCTATCAAATCAGTTTTAGATACAAAGCCTATTATCATTGATCGAGGGCTTTATCCTATTCGAGAAGTTCCTGAGAATTAACGTAGGGCTTTTACGGTAGTTTTGCCCCAGACAATAACATTCTCCTGATTTGTATAGACTTGATACGATGCATAGGCAAACGGATTCAAAAAAATAAGTGGAGTGTGGTGCCAGAATTCATTTGAGAACGCATACGCTAATCCACCTCCGAAGACAACACTTCTTAGAATATTTGTGCTGTAGTTTTGAATGATATTATTTATAATGGGTTGCGGTATCATTGTCTACTTAGGAGTTAAAAATGGTGGCGGTTCTTACGTGTCTTTCCTCCCTGTTGTTGTTGACCTTTGCGTCTCAGAAGAGTTCCTGTGCCGATTCCACTCAGAAATGTGTTGGACTGGTCTCTACCAAACTCCGTAAACTGAAAATGGGCTCCAATGATCATCTCATCCGGGCCCATCTGTGCCTTGAGCTTCGTGATCAGCTGAGACATGACGTCATCCACTTTCTTATTCATTGAGTCGGATTGCCCACCAAAAATACCTCCAACGCCCGCAATGAATCCACGCAGGATACTCACAGCTTCTGTGTGGGTCGCCAGAACCATGGATTTGACCTCCCATGTGTTTGTGTCATACTGGCCGGAGGTTGTCAGACTCATCTATTTAGGGGTTAAATTTGAAATTTGGTCAACCTTGAGTTAAGATCATCAAAAATGCCTGAGGAGTCTGCTATTAGCTTGAAGTGCCGCACAGACAAAGATGTGGCTAAACAATTAGAAAGACCTCATCTTATTACTCGACCTCCTATTCAGCGTCCTCCCTGTTGGAAACCGCAAGAATATACTGACATGATTGATACAGTTGCAAGAGGTTGGCATGTATGTCCTATTTTCATAATTAAGAGAGAAAATGATGAAGGTAGTGAAGAAGAGGAGGTTCTACAAGATGAGGTATTTGATGGTGCTCATAAGATTGAAACTGTTATTAAGTTTATGAATAATGAATTTAAGATTGGGAAAGTTCACGAGACAAGCCCTTTATTTGAACATATGGGTAAAGAATATAAAGATCTTCCTCTTTCTTTAAGACAAAAAATATCTAATTATACTTTCACAATTAATATTATTGATAGTGAAACTGCTAATAATAAAGATTGTCTTCGTATTCTTTGGGAAAGATATAATAAGGGGGGTAAGAAATTAAATGACTATGAATTAGCCCTACCTGTAATTTCAGATCTAGTTAATCTTGTCTTAACGCCATCTGCTTCACAGTTCTTTAATTCTGAAATCTTTAAGAAAGATACTTCAAAACGCGGAGAGGTTGAAAAGATTCTTCAGATGATTCTAGCAACTGGTGAAGGAAGTATTCAGGAGCCTCACATGAGGGACTTTACCTCAAAAAAGAATCTTGTAAAGAGATGGCAGGATAAAGCACTTGGAAAAGATATGACAAAGATTAAGGAAAATACTGAAAATAACAAGGATAAGTGGATAGATATGTTAAAGAAAGCAAGTGATTACATGGGATATCTAGCTCAAGCAAATTGTTTTGTAAATGATGAAGGTGTCTCAATTATTCAGTATGCCCACAGAGGAACTGAACTTGTCTTTCTTCTGAGTCGTTCCATTTATCATTTTCCTAAATCAGAGGATTTTCGTAGAATTTGTTCAGAAATTGCAAATGAGATGAAAGAAAAATATCTTGCATCAAAAACTCCTATGAGAGATGAAGCAGGGCGTAATGGAATTCTTCAAAAGCGTCTTCTAAAAGAAATTGATGAACTTGTTGCAAAATATGCTGCTAAAAAGGAAAAGAGATGTTTTAGCAAAGAGATTATCGCCATAAAGCTTCTTGAACAAGGAAACACCTGTCCTCTCTGTAATAAGGCGATTCTACCTCACCATAAATATGATGGAGATCATATAAAAGCTTGGTCTGAAGGTGGAACAACAAGTCCTGATAACTGTCAGGTTACACATTCAAAATGTAATAAGGTAAAGGCTTGAAACAACATAAATTTGAAACCCCCAACCCTTTTTCATGGAAGCAACGATGAATCTCTTCATCCTCTACAACGATCCTGTTAAGTCCGCACAGGCCCACTGTGACAAGCACGTAATCAAGATGATTCTTGAAACGTGCCAAATGCTTTATACAGCTCACTGGACTGCAGCTAGTCCTGAGCTGCTTGTAAAGACACGAGCGAAAGTCGAGACACCTCTCTCACTTGCCACGTCACCCAAACCCTACAAGCCCGCACACATCAATCATCCCTGCACAAAGTGGATTCGTGCGTCTCTCGAGAACTATCTCTATGCCTGTGATCTCGGTATAGCACTCGGTGAAGAATATACGTATCGCTGGGGCAAGACGCATGCCTGTGAAGAACACGCACGATGGCTAAAAGCAAATCCTCCAGCGTTGCCCTCAGAAGGTCTGACACCGTTCGCCATCGCAATGGACGACCAATACAAAACATGTGACGATGCCATAGAATGTTATCGTAACTATTATTTGACTGCGAAGAAGGATAAGGGCCTTCTAGTCTGGACAAAACGACGCAGACCTTCCTTTATTCCTTCTCAGGAAGCAGCGGTTCCTTCGTAGTGTCTTTTGCAGAGGGAAGTTCTATTGTTCCCTCGTCCACATAGGTCCCTTGCTTAATGGCCTCAATATCTTTTAATAGAGCCTTTGATATAGTTGAATTTGTTTTTTCAAAGACATTTAATAATGATGCTAAGAGATTAAATCCGACACCCACCCAGATAAGTTGTTTCATATCATATCCAGCCGCAATGGTTGTAGTTAGAATTCCCGCAGATTGAATAATATGAAAAAGATAAATTAACGCAATATTCCAAGAATTGAGACATTTGCGTTTATCAATAGAAACTTTTAAGTCTTCTAGTTTATTTTTCTCAAAAATAGACTGGATTTCTATATTTACTTCTGGAAGAGACATCCTACTTCTGCTCTAGAGAAACAGAAGGTTGCTCGGGTTCCACAAGAGGAATACCCTCAAGAGCAACCTCAATTGTCTTCATGGCTGTCTTAATACGCATCATCTGCTTCTCTGTCTCTTCATAATTACCGCAATTCATAACCTGCGTCTTCTGTGTGTGGTAATATAAGCAAAGACGAGGAGATCCTAGACAGTTCGTCGTCATGCTGACATTGGCGAGACTCGGGACATGAACAACGCATGAATTGATACGAAGGAATCTGGACATTCTATACCTGGCCTTGAAATTTGGCGGTTTTCAAATTTAGTATATAAGTAGAATGAGTAACGCCAAAAATAAAACATTCTGGGAACTTTTAAGGCACATTTTCCTCTCGAAATGAGAGCTGCAACTGAAAATGTGTTAATGTCTCCTTCTCAAATCACAATTGGAAAGCAAGAAAACGTTCTACGAGGACGTGTTGAAAGCTTGAAACAATTGAAGAATCATGTTTTTTCATCAGGATCAAGTTCACCCAATGCGAATACGCCCAAGGTGAATACGCCCAAGGTGAATACACCCAAGAACAACAAAAACAAAGCCGCATCGCGTTCTTCCACAGGTTCTGTAAAAAGCCCTGCAAATATGTTTGGCGGTAAAAGAACCAGGAGAAAAAGAAGAAACTAGTAGGATGATCCCTGTAAAACCGCAGCCCCACATAATGCGTTTTACAATTCCTCATCATTTTACAGATTCTATCATTAATCTCAGACGTATTTGGAGACTTATCGGCAGGCCTTGGTATTAATAAGAAGTTCCCTGACGTCCATACGCATCCTGCAAGATCTGCTGGTCATGCTCCGCATTCCGTCTCAGAGACTGCTGCAAAGGATTGTTCTCAACAGCCGCCACCATCGCAGGAGTATTTCTCTGAAGCGAGATATCGAGCTTCAACGGTGCTCTATACTTGATCGCACCAATATCGCCCGCTCCAGGCGGCAATCCACTGACATTGTTAACGGTGAGTTCTCTATCATTCACAATGTCCGCATCCAACTTCTTATACGTAACACCCAACTTCTCGCCTGTGAAGACACCCACATTGCCGTTGCCCGCAATCGGCTTGCGTCCCTTTGCAATCTGCTCCTTGTTCGGGTTGAGACGCATGTTATACGCGGCATCGTGGCTCGTGAAATCCTTTCTGGCCGCCTCGCCACCACCGAAATACTCCGACTTGGCTGAGATCGCCGCCTTCTGTGTCGGCCGAGCGATATCATCCGGGTCATAGACCTTGAGCTTCGACGGTTGGTTCGCCGCTGATGCAATACCCAGACCCAGATTGCCCCAATTGATTGTGGTCTCCTTGATCGTCGTTCTCGCCACATCGCTCGGGTCCCACACAGTGACTGCAGGAGCACCCTGGGCATATCCAACAGGCGTGGCCGTCTGCCGAATATTGCCTGAAGTTTCTTCACGTCGCGTGGGTCTCGCGGGATCATTGTAGTAAATAGGACCCTGGACTGTATCGGCAGGGGCCAAGTTCAAGCCCATGACACGATCAGAAGTAGCCAGACGCTCATTGGGACGAATCTCAATGGAGGAACGACCATAATCAGCCTCCGCCTGGTCAGTGTTGCCCGTATAATACGTCGTCATGTCGGCATTACGGAAGCCCGCACCTCCATACTGCTGGGCCATCGGGGTTCTGTATTCACCTGACACATAGCCCTCCTGGAAGTCCTGCGAGGCAGCTACACCGATATTCTCTGATGAGGTCTCAGGGCGGGCCACGAACTTCATGACCTGAACAGGACGGTTCGTCTCTCTCTGTGACTCCTCCGAGAAGGCACCCACGAAACGCTCACCCGCCTCGTCGACATAGAATGTATCAGGACGATACTTGCGAACCTCACCAGGATTATCAGGGCTGGAAGCGATGAATCGTTGACCAGGCACGACGGGTGTGATATAGGTGTTCTTGGGATTATCGGCCACACGGAGTTTCTCGGTTGTCGGCATGGCCTTTCTCATGATATCATTCACCTCGAGCTGCTGGAATCCGCCCTTGCCAGTCAGACCAAACTTCTCACCAACACCTGCAGCGACCTTGACAGGCTCAAACGGCTTTTCACCTGCTCTGTTCCTCGGCTCATTGATACGGCCCTGGAGGAACTCCGTGCTGTTCTCGAGACCATACGGGTTTCCAAATGGTGTCTGTGCCGTATTAAACATTGTTTCAACTTCCTTCTTGCGAATGTCGGTGGAGCCAGCACCCGTGAAGGAGTCAAGAAGAGATGTATTGGTTTCAACAGCGACGTTCTGCTTCATACGGCCACCGAAGAAGGGCACCATGTTGTTGTGCGTGAAATCAGAAGCCTCCATACGCTGGCCACTCAGGGCACTTACCATCATACTGTTGTCATTGTATTGAGGAGTCTCCTCGACACCCGTCGGATTCATTCTGACTCTCGGAGCTACAGACTCGATACTTAGAGGAATAGGAGATGACTTCATGGGCTTCGGTGTTTCTGATGCATAGGCAATAGGAGGGCCATAGGGGCCAGGGACGGGCTCACTCGGATACAGCTGTGAATTTGGTGTCTTATACATGCGATCAAGATTTCTCTTGCTGGGGCTACTCTTGTCCTCAAAACCCTCTGCTGCACCAGCATTTCTAGGACTCTCATCCTTACCTTTCGGTGAGGGAGCTGTTGTTTTGGCTACGAGATAGCCCAGACCTGCTAATCCTAAAAGAGCAACTGCCTCCATTTCTAATGGTAGAGGTTGCTTTTGATTTCAGTGCGTTTTACAGCGTTCCTTATCAAGACTGCGTGCCGGAATAAAAAAGTCAAACGGTGTCTCGAAATTGAGCTGAGGCTGGTGCGGCAGTCCCTCCCAGCGATTCCATCCAGTGCCCCTCAGAGTGCAAGGCGGGTTCGTCAAGCGATTGAACGTCAGAGGGAAACTCTCATCAGGAGCATTGACATATCCAATATTATTCATCCGATTTGTCTCAGGATTATAGAGTTTATCATCACAGCGAACTCTTGATCCGAGGCGATTGATATTCCAGAGGTCACTCTCAACATCCGTTTTCCACTGGCCAGCCACCCAAGATGCACCACTCTTTTGAATACGTGTCGTGGGATCTACCGGGAAGGAGGTAGGACAGTTCATTTCAGGTGGGCTAAGCATGTAACGCATGGCATAGCTTGTGATTCTCATGTCGTCGGCTTGGTGAAAGTCATCAAACTTTAACCGAGTCATCGATTGTTGTTTTACAGGGATGGTAGTCATCCTTTCTATTACTCCGTCTAATATTTCTCGGGATTCTTGCAGACCTTGCTTTCAAAAGGAAGAGGAGCAACCGTTGCAGGATAGGCCCACATCTGATACACAGGCATGTGTCTCGGTGTAACATTGATCTTGAGTTCGGTCTTCGGGTTGGATCTCTGAATCTCCATATCCTTTACACTCGGGGGCAAGTGTTTTCTATCCGTGCACCACGTATTAGGACGTGTAATACCTCTTAGATCAGACTCCAGGTCAGCTCTGTTGCCCTGGATTCCTGAGACCTCATTGCCGCCATAAACACCGAGAATGTGACGCTTGGGCTCGGATGATACATAGGCAAAGGGGGTCTGATCATAGCCCTGCGGGTTTTCTTTTTTCTCAAACGGGTGCTGTAAGACCTGGCCGTAGTCAATGGACATTCTATCTAGTCTTAACAATTAACGTCGCGAATATACTGTCTGCTCGGAATGCCACCACGGATCCATCCCGCTGACGCCACCTCAGGCACTAAGTTCTTCGGGTTCTGGATGTTCTCCTTGACCGTCGCGATTAACGGCGTATACTGCTGGTCGAATGTCTCCTCCGTCACCGTGCCGCACTCCTTGCCCTGACGCACCTGCTCCGAGTGGAGCAGCAAGCTCTCAACATCGGCATTGCCACGACCCGTGCCCATATACGGGACCGTCATGAACGGCCTCGCCTGTCCACGAATGATGCACCGATTGTTCTTGAACTCAGGCTGGTTTCTCAGAACAGAGTCAGCATCGATGGACTTGTTGTTAAAGCCAAAGCCCTCCTGCGGGTAGATCATGAGCTGCTCAACACTCAACGGGTTGACCTTTCTTGCATCCGGCACCAGGTTACGCACAGCATACGAGCCAGGGCCAACTGACTGCGTATAGTATTGTTCAATTCCACAAAGATCATCCCTGGAATGTGTTAGACGATTGATTTGCATCTCTGATGTTTATGAGAAAAAGAAAACTGCTAGAACTAGAATGCCAAGACTCGACGACTTTTGCCGTTGCATTAAGAAAGTCAGGACCTACATAAAACCAATCAGACCGGGACAAAGCAAAGAATCAGCTGCGATTGCAATCTGTGTGAAATCTGTTCTTCAAACACGAAAGCGGACTCTTAAAAAGTTTCGTTGCACCAGACGAGGCTCAAAGAAACCATTTCTACAAACAAAGGCATTCAAGGCTTAACGATTGTTGCTCAGCCAAGGAACAACAGCACCATCTGTGCCAGGAAAGCAGGCCTCCTTGCCACCTTCCTTACATGTCTTTCCGGGGATTTTGTAAAGCCAGTTCATGAAAGACCCCTGGTCATTCGGGATGCTTGTGCTCGGCATCGTGATAAACTGACGCTGACTCTGTGTCTTTCCAAAGACATCCGTAGGGTCACTAGCCCACTGAACACGGAAGAATGAATCTAGACTATCACTCATATCTGGCTTTGTCACATCAGCAGCAGGCGGTCTGTTCGGATTATACTTGATCTCGCTGATAAGAACATTCATAAACGGATTCGCCGCCGTCGGCCCCGTTTCATTCTCTGAGACAACTTTATCCTCAAATGCTTCTTTCACTTCTTCCACATCATCCGTAGAGTCTGTGCATGTGTATGTCTCAAGAGAATATAAACTCAAAAATGCAGGAAACAGATACAGGGTCGCAATCGCCATCGCAATGGGAATAGCAAACGGATTTTCTATTCCCACACTCACAATTGCACTTAGAAAGAAAGTGAACAAATAAATGGCAGCAATCTCATTTACTATCTCACTTGCACACGTAGCGTTCTTCGGTTTTGCCCACCGACGCCACCAGGCATTTGAGACAAGAACAGAGGGCTGTTCCCAAAAAAAGGCATCACATAAAGCTACTTTTACCATTTGGCCCTAACTCTACTAAGATACTTTACTTCTTACCTTTGCGAGCCTCCAACTTTGCTCGCAGACGCTTACGTGCAATCGACAGTCTGTTCTCACCGTCACGACCCGCAGATCTGGCTGCATCTGTATCCTCAAATCCAAAAGCAGTGCGAAAGCCCTGCATGAGTTCAACAAAGGCAGGATTGTCCGTGAAGGTCTTCATCATCTCCTCAGCCTCCGCAGCAAGATCAGCAGGCTTCAGCTCACCACTCTGCACCTTCTGTTGTAGTCTCTTTGTGATCTTCTTCATGGCATTCTGGATGAGTTCAGGCTTCTGTGTATAGACTTCCATCAGCAGATTGAAGGCCCGGGAAGGATCATTTGATGACTCCAGTTCGGCTGAACTGAGCCCAAAGTCCTCAGGCTTGAACTCACGGACAAGCTCCTCGGCCAACTTGGCCAGCTGTCCCTTCAACATGCCCTCAGGCAGTGTGAAGCCTCCAGCTGCTGATCCTGCAGCCCCTGCTCCTGCAGCAGCCGATGCAAAATTCATCGTGCCAAAGACCTTCATGATCTTCTCACTCAAACTCTTGAAGTCTACCTTGCTCATCTTCTCCTGCCAATCCTTCATCATCTGACCCATAAAACCCTTCATCTGATCATCGGAACCCATCATATCCGCCCATGGATTCTCCTTGTCACCGAACATGCAGCAGAAACTCAGCAACATTAAATACTGGTTGACGGCCTTCTTGGTGCTGTCTGAGAAGGTCTCCCAATATCTCTCCTCGATACTTACACCCGGAAGAATAGGTCCAGGCGTCACCTTTGTGTCCCGACCAGGCTTTCCAGCGGTCGGCATGACCTCCTCGCGGAACCTCCGCATTCTCTCAGCCGGCGAAAGTTCCTTGGCCTTTTGAATGGCTCCACCCTTTTCCGGAAACGTGAAATCTAGCTCGTCACAGAACTCCGTATACTTCTTCTGAAACATGGCATCCATAGAAGAGTCCTCTGCCATCCTACCCTTGTTCTGAGAGACCATTTAGAAAGTCTTTACGCTCTTTTTGAAATTGACGCCGCTGAAGGAATACCCTTCGCCTTCTCGCATAGAACACAAAGAACCTTGAGATACTTCCAAATTGCAGACTTATTATTCTCGGTCATCGTATTCCACTGCTTGTCAAAGATAATGAGAGCCGAAGACATCTCGTTGAATTCTCCCTTAATCTTTCTCTGGGCAAACTCAACAACTGCCATCTCATTCTCCTGGTCAATGGCATCATGAATACCCTTGTAGACATGCTCGTAGAACAAATCAAGAATGAGCTTCGGGTTAATCTTCTTAGCTCCCTGAATCGCCTCAAGACCCATTTTAATATCCTTTTCTTCGGGGAAAGACTCCGTAAGTTCCTCAAAGAAACGGATCAACTGATTATTAAATGCACCGAGCAAAGACATTTCTACATGAACTTAGCGGAAAGACTTTAGACACATTGAACGCTTCACATGCGACCAGGCCCCTGTGGCATTCCTCTGTCCCTCTCCTTTTGATAGTCCTCTAATGACTTGTCAAACATCATTTCTTTCTTGCTTTTGTTCTTTGTATCAGCGAGACCCGCGATCTGCTGGGACAGACGATCTCCTACAGCCGCCGCTCCTCCCAGAAATGAGAAGGTTCCAGGAATGGTTGCACCTCCATTTCCTCCTGTGCTCGTATCAGCGTCATTGAAACTGTAGCCGAATCCCTTTGCAAAGGACTGGTGCTCTAGAGTATTCCAGCCTTCGACATCCTCAGCCTGGGGGCCTTGTCCTTTCGCTTGGCCTTGCGAGCCACCGCCATTCTTCATCTTCATCTCAGAAAGCCAATTCATTACATCACCGTCCGTTCTCGGCTCACCTTCTCCGCCAATGACCAATGTCGGAACCTTCTTTAGCCACGCCGGAAGCTGGGGCCTCGTGGGACCAGGATCAACACACACAAACCGGAATCTATCCTTCCACGGAGTCTTAGAGAGCTCCTCAAGAAATGCCTTTGACCAGACACATTTGTTGCTATAAAAACAAACGTTCTGCTGGCTCATACCGACTACCGTGTATGGAGATACGAGAAAATACAGGCTAACGCACAAGTAAATTTGAGTAAGGGCCGACCTAAGATTCCATTATAGCAAAAGGTAGAATGGAACCAACACAAGTCTTCTCAAATCTGACTCGCGTAGACCCTCTGACCGTAGCATTTACACTAAAGCCCACGCAGGTCGCCTATGCAAACACACTTCGTCGGGTGGTTCTCACAGGTGTCGAGTCTGTTGCCTTTCGTTCCGATATGAATGAGCACGGCGGCACGAGCGATGTCTCAGTTATCACAAATACGACACCAATGACGAACGAGATGCTTGCAGATCGTATTGGTCTTATTCCGATACACGTGGAGGATCCTCTATCCTGGAACCCCGATGAGTATACCTTTCATTTGAATGTTACGAATGATTCCTTTGATCCTCGTGACGTCACTGCCTCTGATTTTGAGGTTCGCAAGAAGGCCTCCGATGAGAATGAGCCCTCTTCCACTGTCGGCAACCTTCAGTTCTTTCGCCCCAATAAGCTCACGGGGTCCACGGCCCTCATCACGGTTCTTAAGGGGCACCAGGCGAAGCAGAGCCCCCAGAAGATTGAGCTTACGGCACGGGCAACTGTTGGAACGGGAAGGGATCATATTCGTTTCAGCAGTGTGAGCCAGTGTTCCTACAGCTACACGATTGATCCTGATCCCGCAAGACAGCAGACATTCTTTGAGAGGTGGCTACGGAATAACAAGAAGGTTGAGCCGAAGTCTCTTGAGGGCGATGAGACACGCAAAAAGGCTCTTGAGCGTGAGTTCGAGACGATGGAGGTTCAACGTTGCTTCCTTATTGACGAGAGCGGAGAGCCTTATAGTTTCGACTTTGTCATTGAGACAATGGGTATTCAGGATGTTCCTCAGCTAATTGACAGGGCTCTTCAGAACATTGAGGCAAAGTGCCTGAAGTATATGGATCTTAAAACGATTGACACATTGTCTGTGCGGCCCGCGGAGGCACGTATGAAGGGATTTGATTTCATGTTTCAGGGTGAAGATCATACTCTTGGTAATCTTCTTCAGTCATGGATGGAATCAAATCTCATGAATGTCAACGAGATTACGTATGTTGGCTACAAGATTCCCCATCCTCTCCGTGATGAGATGGTTCTCCGTATTGGTGTGGAGGATGGACAGGAACTCACGGCGAGGGCCGCACTGATGAAGGCTGCGAAGGGATGTGCTGAGATGTTTCATGCATGGAGAGAGGATTGGACGCGTGTCACTGGAGCAGGTATGGGCACTCGGACACGGGCATCTCTAAAGCCGACTGCAAAGAATGCAAAGGCGTTGGAGGATGCTTCGAAGGCTCTTCCTGCGACTGCAGCGACAACAAAGCGTAGTGCTTTCTGGGGCAAGAAGAAGTAATTAAAGCACAAACTGCGTGTCAAGGCTCCGAACATCGTCACCGCCTGTCAAGTAAAGAAACCGACCAATATTGCTTGAAAACGTGCACAACACGGTCGGGCATACCTGTAGAATCGAAATCTCGGCAAGAAAATGGATATAGGCATCCATCTTCATGCCAATTGGATATGAATTAAACTGTCTCTGATTATGACCATCCTGGTTTGTAATCGGTGACGGCAGAGAGACAAAGGTCACACTCGCATCAGTCTTCTTTTTAAAGTAGGCAATCACCGTTGCGGAATCCGTCATGAGATATACCGTTGACTTTCTTCTCCCCGAAGCGGCATGAAAATCCATCACCTGCTTCAAGTAAAAATCAAGAGGAATCTTTACCATTTCACCCGATGTAATCTTGTCACCTGTGCGAACATGAAGACCCAGATCAAAGTTTGGAAGACCCTTCTTCAAAACAGTAATCTTTGTCTGAATCGACGGCAGGAACTTGAAAATTCTCTTGGCCTCTGCCTTCAGAAACTCCTCATCCAGCTGTATACAAAACCGCTTGAGATCATCGCTATACAACTGCTGAACTGTCATTCCATTCTTGATAGTAAACGTAATTCCAGGAAGTTCCTGGAACGTATCGAGAATCAAGTGGAAACTGTCCGTAATATTGTTCTTTGTATCCTTAAGATACAGAACCTTATTCTGACTTCTTGCATATAGATAGCACATGAAGAAGTTAAAGAAGTTAGATCCATAACCCGATGTGCTTGTGCTGCAATATAGACTATCAGCGGGTATTCCTTTTGACAAAGGCTGCTGAATCCACGAACTCATATGGAAGTCAATAAAAAGATTTGTTTAGATTAGCAGATGTCAGATACAAGACAAACGATACAAATCTATTGTATTAATTTAAAGGAAAGAGCAGATCGCTGGGAGCGATTTATGAGCCAGCCTGGTGTCAAGCGTCTCGCTGCGATGTATCCGTTTGAACGATTCGAGGGTGTCAATGGAAAGATGCTCGATATTAAAAGCGATGAACGGGTTTCTCTGAGAACAAAGCGTAATATTCTGTATCAGAAACGCAGAGACCACGAGGACTTGGATACACCTGGTGGAGTCGGCTGCTATTTGAGCCATTACGGATGCTGGAAGAAGTTCTCAGAAACACAGGCTCAGCTCTGCATTATTTTTGAGGATGATGCGATTGTTTCTGATGATTTCGTTGACCTCTTTAATAATGCTCTTGCAGAACTCAATAATGAAGCTGTTTTAAGACCCGATGTTTGGCTTCTCAGTAAGCCGTTCAACAATGGATCTATATTGAAGAAGGCTCTCGATCTTGGAAAGGTCCAGTATAACAAGAACTGGACCTATGATGCAACAGGGCCTCTCACAGGCTATGTTCTCTTTCGCTCAGGAGCCAAAGTCCTCATCGATAATGCCTTGCCGATCGATGGTCACGTAGATCACTACATCCATCGTTGTGCTCAAATGGGTCTCATTACACTGGCCCATAACGAGAAGATCATTCTCAAGCAATTCAAGATTATGAAGGGTGATTCTGATATCATGCAGAAGCCGAGCTGTGAAGTCTGCGATCTTCCCGATGCACCCAAACAGAAGGGGTATTTGATTATATCAAATCAAACAATCACTTCAGCCATTGTTATTGCGGTCAGCTTAGGAGGCTTGGTCTTTTTACGTATTTTGAGTAAGAAGTAACTTAATATTTTGTGCAGCCGCCACAGAAGCCATCCTTTTTCTCCTTTTCGTCCTTTTTGAATTGCTCAGGGGCAGCAGCCATTGAAGGTAAGACATATTTCTGTATTCCATATAATACAGCAATAAGAACGCCGATTAATAAGAAAGTGTAGGTCTTGTTCATTTAGTCAACTTCCTCTACCTTAGGGCCAGATTCCTGTCCGTGCATTCCAGGCATATTGCCCTCGGGCTCAGACTGACCTTGAGAATACATCTTCATGAGGAGCGGCTTGATACGACCCTCATACGTCTTCATCTGATCCTTGTATGTTTCCGCGGACTCCTCCTGGTGTGCCTCCAGCCACTTAATACCCTCATCCGCCGCCGCCTCGCCCGTCGCTGCATCCTCACCCAGTGCAGTCTTCACCTTCTCCTCCCTAAATGAGTTACGAGAGTTATAGAGATAAGACTCAAGCTCATTGCGAGCCTCCACAACAGCCATCTTGGCCTTGTCCTCCGCCTCAAACTCTGCAGCGGATGCAACCATCTTCTCAATCTGATCCTTTGATAGACGGCCCTTGTCATTGGTAATTGTAATCTTATTCGTCTTACCCGTAGACTTCTCGGCGGCAGATACATTCAGAATTCCGTTCGCATCCAGATCATACGTGATCTCAATCTGCGGAACACCCCGCGGCATCGGCGGAATACCCTCGAGACGGAACTTGCCAAGAAGATTGTTATCCTTTGTGAAGTTCCGCTCACCCTCGTAAATCAGAATATCAACTGCAGGCTGATTATCCGCATAGGTTGAGAATGTCTGGGACTTCTTGGTCGGGATGGTCGTGTTACGCTTGATCAGAGGCGTCATTACACCACCTGCCGTCTCAATACCAAGTGACAGAGGAGTGACGTCGAGCAGCAGAAGCTCACTCGTCTTATCCTTCTCATCACCATCCTTCCGCGTCAGAATGTGGGCCTGCACCGCCGCACCATACGCAACTGCCTCATCAGGATGCACAGCGTCACTGAGCTTCTTGCCACCGAAGTAGTCCGTCAGCAGCTGACGCACCTTCGGAATACGCGAGGAACCACCCACCATCACAACCTCAGAGATCTGATCCTTGCTGATCTTGGAATCACGAAGAACCTGGTCGAGCGGGCCCATGCACTGCTGAAAGAGAGACTCGCACAGCTGCTCGAACTTCGCCCTCGTCACCGTCAGATTGAGATCCTGGCCCTCCAGGAGCGAATCTAGCTCAACAGTCGCCTGCGTAGAAGAAGAAAGAACACGCTTCGCACGCTCGCAGGCCGTGCGAAGACGACGCAGAGCACGCTGATTCTGTGAAACATCGAGCTTTGTCTTACGCTTGAACTCTCCCACACACCAATCAACAAGGAGATTATCAAAGTCCTCACCACCCAAGTGACCATTGCCACTCGTGGCCTTGACCTCAAAGATACCATCATCCAGCGTGAGCAGACTTACATCGAACGTGCCGCCGCCAAGATCAAAGATGAGCACATTCTGCTCACCGTTCTTCATGCGATCCAGACCATACGCGAGAGCAGCGGCGGTCGGCTCGTTAATGATACGCAGAACCTTCAGACCCGCAATTGCACCCGCATCCTTCGTCGCCTGACGCTGAGAGTCATTGAAATACGCGGGGACCGTGATAACCGCGTCCGTTACAGGGTGACCAAGATAGGCCTCCGCTGTCGCCTTCATCTTCTGAAGAACCGCAGCTGAGATCTCCTCAGGCATGAACCGCTTTGTCTCACCCTTATACTGAACCTCAATCTCGGGCTTACCACCCTTGCCCTCCAGAACCTTGAACGGCCAGTGCTTCATGTCAGACTGAACAGAAGACTCGTTGAAACGACGACCGATCAGACGCTTCGCATCGAAAACCGTGTTTGCAGGATTTGAGGCCGCATTGCCCTTAGCTGCATCACCGATAAGACGCTCCTCATCAGTGAAACTCACATAGGAAGGAGTCGTGCGATTGCCCTGGTCATTCGCAATGATCTCAACACGATTATTTTGCCAAACCGCCACACATGAGTATGTAGTTCCGAGATCAATACCCACAGCAGTAGACATGAGATCCTATACTTTGAAATGGTGGGATGGTTTTAGATTCTTCTTTTCTTCGCGGTGAATATATGTCTTCGGGATACGTCTTTGCTTTATCAAATCCGCTCTATACTGACTTTCTATATGTCGGGACTTCAATGAAAACTCCTAAGGAGAGGGCCCAGGAACTCTGCAGCGAAGGAGTTCTGTATCCATTCGAGATTGTGATGGCTAAGACTGTAGCGGCAATGGATTCAAAACTTGTAACTCTCCACAAGTTGCTCGGAAAGTTTGGCGAGAGGCCGAGTCCCGACAAGGATTTCTTTAAGATTGATCGTGATGTTCTTGATCATTTGTTTGATTTGATTGATGGCCAACCGTGGATTCCTTCAGAGATTACACCCGAGGCGGCCTGGAATCTTTTACTAGAAAAAGTTGGAATGATTCTTAAAAATGAAAACCCGAAACTCAATGAATTTCAGATTGGAAAGATGAGAATTAAGATTGCACAGATTCTGAAATCAAATGGAATTGTGGAGCCAACTCTTGAATCTGTTCGAGAGGCTGTCGAATTAGCGAAGGTTACAACTGTCACAACAGTGCCTGTTTAGACGGAAACACCCGTAACTGTGGGTTCTGTTTCATTTGTTGCAGGGGTAGCCGCAACAGCAACAGTCGGCGTAGTCAGCAAACGCTTCTTCTCAAACATCGGTGCCATATTTACAAGCTCAATGGTCTCCTTCATAGTGATGGGGACCTTTTTGCCTGCAGCCGCCGACTCCAGAAACTTGGCATGCAGACGAAACACAAATGGCTGAAGAATCTTTGCAATCTCTACCAGCTTCTTAGTCCTCGTCTTGTGAACATCAACATACGCCATGTAAACACACTGTGTCTGGGCCCTCAATGACTGCTCATGCATCCAGAACTGCTCACGCTCCTCACCAAAGTGTTTGAGATACTCTGTGACCTTGCCCTGGACCCTCAGTCGCAAGAAACGCTCCTCCGAAGTCGCCTCCGAGCCCCGCAGATCACGAAGATAGATATAATTCGGGTTTCGCATCTTCCAACGACGCCCCTGACCATCCTTAAAGACTAGCCCCTGCCAGAACCATCCATGGCTCGTTGTGAGTGAGGTGAAGAAGGAATCCAGGTCGGCAGTCGAGCTAAACCCATTCATCGGATAGAATGACGGTGACATGCCTACAAGACCATTGCTAGTCCAGCCATTCTCGAGCTCCTGAATCGTCACAAGACCATCTGCGTCAACGGATCCCTCATGAATCGCGTAAAGCCTCGGAAAGCGACTGCGGCTCACAACACGGTGCTCAGGATGCTGAAGAAGGAAGCTGACGAACTTGCCTTCCGCAACGAGATTTTCAAGAGGAACTCGAAGTGCCTCCTGAAACATCTGTGCAAATGTCTTCTGACTATAAAAGGTTCCAACTGCACCGATCTGGCTTCGAGTCGCAATCTGTGCCTGATCAGAACCCTGGCGGCGAAATGCATTGATCATCGTGCCATCAAGAAAGTCCTGAATCAGCGTAAATGATGTGCTTCCGGCAACAACCTCAGTCGTCTCTGCCTTTGGAGGAGCAACGCAAACAGGCCGATGAGCCTGTGTGTCCCAGACAACAGAACGAAGCCATGACTCTGTAATTGTTGAAGTGGCGTCGAGCTTGATAATCCGATATTGGTCTCCTGGGACGCCCATGACACGGACCTTAACACTCGAAAGATAGGTCTCCAGCTCGGCCCACGTAGGATAGGTCTGAATGAGGTTCTTAAAATAGGAAACTGTATACGACATTTCCAAAAAGCTATACCGTGGTTGAAAGGCCAAGCCTTGTCAATTTTTATCAGATGGAGATTTTAGAAGGGTTGTATCCATGGATGAACTAAAAGAAGCAGATATCCCTTTGGCTCCCGAAGAACAACAGGATGATCAAGAAGAGCTTGATATAGAGCTCGGTGATCTTGTGGAGCTCATTGGCGGTCGTTACACAAAAACACGCGGTATTGTCTATTACAACGACGATGACTTAATTCGTATCATGCCCGACGGTGTAAGTGATAGACTTATTGATCTACCTATTGGTGAGGAGGGTATTGACCCTGAACTCGGTCTTGAGGAAATCAAGATACTCAAGAAGCGTAACGTGACAACCTTCGTCGCCATTGCAGATTTACGTGTTGGACAGCGTGTGGAGACATTTACAGCGGCGGGTGAACAGGGACCTGTCTACACCGTCACACGAGTCAATGACAAGGAGGACACGGCAGATATGGTAGGCCAGACAGGTGATGGCGTAGAAGACTTCATTAAGCCGTTTGTTGGCCTTCGGAGAGAACTTCCATTTTCTGTCATTCGGACACAGGATGCACCGAAGCCTGTTGAGGCTGCTGCACCTGTTGAAGAACAAGTAGAACAAGAAGAACAAGGTGAAGATTTTGAGATTCTGGAGGACATCGAAGTGCCAGAATTCCAGGAAATTCAGGCCATTCCCACAGCCTTTCGCACCTATCCCGATGTGATTCAAAAGACGGATATGTTTCAGGATTTAATCAAAGGTCTTGATTTTAAACAACAGAAGAATCCGAGAAAACTCCGAGAACTCCGACGCCTTGTGGAGTCCATGACACTTCTACGCAATGATATTATTGAATATGGAAGAGGAGGAAATGTGGAAGGCCAGAAATCCGTTTCGTTCCAAACTCTCTCAGAACTCCTGGAAAAAACGGAGTTTCCCCTGGCCAAACAAGTTCTCGGAGTTGCTCGTGTTGTCTATCTCGACCACTCTATGGAACACATTGTGGAGAAGAATGCATCCAAGAAAAAACAGGAAGAAGGTGAAGGCGGCCAAGATACAGTTCATATCGCAGACAACGCTGTCCAGATTCAATATCTTGAAGACACTGTCAAGAATAGCATTGAGTATTATGACGCTCAAATGGCCACACAGGTCCCCAAGACCGCAGGTCTGACAGAAAGAGGTCTTCCAAGATGGCATACAGTCTGGCAAAGCTACTTCAATGAATATATGAAATCAATGGCACCCAATACATCAGGCGATACAGTTCTACTACGTTCTGACCGTGACTTCTTTCGAGCCCAGGTGCCTCAAGATTTCGAGGATCCTCCTGAGCTCACAGGATTCACGGGTGGTTTGCCTAACGAAAAGGTCCAGGTGAGCCTTGAGTTCCTTTCAAAGATCCATATGGGCATTCAGAGAGCTCTGGGTCCTCGGTATGGTCGCAACGGTGAACGCAAGACCTACGGAATCGTGGAGGCTGCCGATGAAGCAGAGGTTTTGTCCTATGTTCTCTTTCCTTTGCTTTTCACAAGAGATCTGGGTGTTACACGCTCAGGAAGTCTCGCAATTGATATTGGACAGGGAGCGGCAGAGCCTGCTCTCATGAAGGATATTCTTAAGAAAGGTGGACCTGTCTCAAATATTCCTTCGAGTGACGGAATTCTCGCTGTTTCCTATGACGGTTCCTCCCTCGGAAATATTGAAATTGCTGATTGGTTAAAGGGACAGACTCTCTATGGAAACGGAGTTGGATCGGTTCTTCCGTATCTCAAGTCATTTGGTCTTTCTTCAGTGGAACTCACCGTTGATCAGAAGGCTGTTCTCGATAAGAAGATTGATACCTATCGCAGTGGAATCAAGAAGATGATTACAGAGTTACGCACGAGCATGACAAATGAGGTTGTGCAAATCAAGAATAATTCACTTCTTGATACTGAAGCCGAGACTGCATTCTTCAATGCCATTGAAGGTGAGCCTCTCTTACTCCAGGTTCTCCAGGAGTTTGTCACACGCTATCCTGCCTACGCCGCCAATGATATTGCTCGGTTTGCGGCCTTATACGTGAGTTATGCAGATCTCCTTCTTGCGACACTTGGTGGCTCAGCTCATGGTGTTGCAATTGAACGATCAAGAGCTGTGCGTGATCAATTCCTCGGGGCTCTTCGTGACTCTCTGGCCATGACTCAGAAGACAGAACTTGCAGGTGAAGCCCCTACACCCAATCGATGCCCACACGTCGCGTCTCTCGATGCAATTCGTAAAGTGAAAGAACCCGATGATCGCATGAAACTCCTGGTGAAGTTTATGAACCAATTCCGTTCCGAGAAGAAGGATAACTGGATCTGGTGTGCGGCCTGTAATCAGCACTTACTCTGCGAGCACGAGTTCCTCATTCTTCAGGAGTTTCTCCATCCCAGAGAAAAGGAACTTATCCACAAACAGCTTCTTCTCAATTTCAGTGGTGGTGACTTCCAGGGCAAGTATATCTGCAAGCACTGCGGCCAGGCCATCTCAGATATTGAATTTGATACATCTCTTGAGTATGACGATGAAGGAAAACCTATGATGGGTCGCTCTGTCCTTGTGGATCAGGACGCTATAGATGATGAAGAGTTAGCAAAGGCTCTTGCAGTTGAGAAAGAAGATGAAGTTAAGATTGATTTCAACGATCAGTCTCTCAATCTCATCTACAGAACTATTAATGAAATCGCAAATATGTTGGGTGTGTATCCCGATCGTGAATCGTATGACACGATGGTTCGGCGTGTTGCGACGTTAGTTGGAGAACTTCCTGGACGTGATGCCTATGGACGTGCCGCCAAGGCAGCTGCTGCAAAGGGATCCAAAAAGGCTCTTGACTATGATATCTATCTGAATCGTAACACAGTTTCATATTGTGCTGCTGCCTTACTCGTGGATGTCCAGACAAAGAGACCTGATTACGTGATTCGGTATACACTCCAGGGCTGCTCGAAGCCCGAATTTACAGGCTATCCAATGACGGATAATTCAAAGAATGGTATTGAGTATTTGGCTTGTGCTATAGCAAGTATTGGACGCAGAGAGAATCCGTGGGATCTGACGGGATTCCAGGCCATTCGGACAGACAAGGACCGATTGAAAACAGTAAGTGCATATGTTGAATCTGGAGTCAAGGCTATTCTAGGAATCAATGATGTCAAACAGGCGATTGCGACCAAGAAACAGTATTTACTTGAGACATTTGGTTCTGAGGCTGCTTCTGGGCGTCCCAAGGATTCCATTCCCGACTCTTTCACACCGCACCAGATTGTTGTATCGGTGCAGCAAGAGGAGGCAGCGGCGGCTCCTACGGTTGAGGCTGCGGCAACACCCTTGCTCAGAGCCCAGGCGTGGATTCTGGAAGGCCACAAGATTGCGAGAACTTCCGGCAAATATCTTCCTGGAAACCCCTTTTCCGAAGCGTCGTGCTGTTATTCACCTCTCATGTCTCCTGGATCTTTCTGGCAAACCGCAGCAGTTCCCGCTCTGGAACGAAAGGCCCCTCCTCAGGGCTTTTATGGATCCTTGTTGTATGTCCACATGAAGCCGCGTCCTCTTGGGACAGTTCTTGGAAAGGCGGATGCGACGATTATGTATCGTCTCTTCATGCGGCTCTGTTTTATGGGACCCGCAGATCATATTGGTCTTCCCCACGAACCCGGATACAATGGAGTCTGTGCTTATTGCGGATTTAAGTTTCCGGAAGATCCGAGGTTGCCGCCGCCTGTTCCTGTTTATGCAAAGGATGGAGCAACACAGAAGAAATATGATGAGGAGTTCAAGAATCGTGTGGCGGAGAAGGAACAGAAAGAATTGGGGGCTCTGCAGGCCCAGGGGACGACTGTAAATGCCGAAACCTTTGAGGAACTCCTGGATGCCAGCCACCGAAAGTTCCTGGTGGAACCTGTTGTTGCAAAGACAGTGCCTCTGGGAATGGAAATGTTTCAGAGTCTCTTGTCACTGAATCCTGCTCCGTTTGATGAGTTTCTGGAAGTGATGAATGATATGATTGCAAAGGTTGGTTCTCTTCCTCCAGGGGCCGATAAGGCCCAAATGGCCGTTGCGTATGGAGCCGTTTCCGAGAAGGCCAGAGAGTTCGAGGAAGATCTTGAGAAACGGTTGAAGGGGCGGTATTCAAGTTTCACGTATCTTCTGGGTCTCTCACCTCAGAGTTTAGGAGAAACTCTACGTTCCTACTTTTTAATTCCGTTCCAGCGGGCTCTCACAGGAATTGATTTGAAGAAATCTCTCATTGTCCAGAAATCGTATAAGTTGAGCACAGAAACTGTGACAGATATTGAAGGAAGTTTAGGGGCACACGTGGATTATATTACAAAGTTTGCGAGTGAACTCATTCAAAGAACGGATAAGGCGACGTTTGCAAAGTCAAAGGTAGAAGAGTTGGTTGCGAGACTTGCGGTTGTTTTACCGATTTTCACTAAGAAGTTGCGGGCCAATTTAATTCCCGCAGGAGCTCTGGGCCTTGAATATATTCAAAGAGTTCTGATATCCGGAATGTTTAAGGAATTCCTGGATCCGAACCATGTTCCTCTTGGATCTTCCGAAGTGGCTCCGATTCGTTCCGTAGTTTCTCAAGCGGAGTTGCCGATCCAGATGTTTGCAACATGTCTAAACAAGTTGAAAACAGAAGGGTTGGATTTCACTGGCGAGCAGATACGAACAATGATTGCGGAGAGAAATGAAAAAGAGAAGGCGAAGATTATCAGCGATTTGGATGGAATGAGTAAGGAGGCGAAGTCTCTTGAACTTCTAAATAAGAAACTTGGATTAGGAAAGTGGGCCGTTGGTGGCACCAAGGCTATCTATGCCTATGATCCTGAGCAGTATGAGCGTGAAAAACAGGAGCGTATGGCTGCTGGAATTGTGGATGGAAATATGGAGCCGCAGGGAAGACAATTCGATGCGGATGGATTTGCTGTGGGGGCGGAAGAGGAGGGTGTTGATCACACGCAGACACGAGAGGATGATGCCTAGATCTCATAGCCATTTATATCATACTTTGCCATGCAATTGAATGCCTGGTGATCTTGGCGACCACAACGGAGACATTCAGGGGGCTTTAGTTCCGGAACTACAACCATCTTTTTCTCATAAGAGACTATAGGTTTCTTATCAGAAGGTAGTAGATTCTTTAGAAGCTGGAGGGCAGGAGGAAAATTCTTTGTTACACGCATAGCTATACAGGGGCAAGACATTTGTGCCTGTTTTCTTGGTGGGCTTTTTTTCAATTTTAAGCTTAAGGGTTTTTGGCCTCTTACAAAAAGAATGGAGTTTACTGAGAAAGAACTCGAATATATTGAGGAAATGTCGGATGATTTTTTGTATGGACAACTGTATGTTCTACAAAAAATCAAGGATGAGAAGTTCAAGGCTCTTTTGGATGCAATTGTAACGATTGTGAGTCGCCGAGAACAAGAAAAGAGAGAGTGGTATGCAAGAGAACAGGAGAAGGTTAGACGTTACCCCTTATAATTTTGCGGGTCTTACGGTATTTGCGGGATCCTCCTGGTCCAACCATTGAGATCCCTCTAGATAATAGACCTGGTGCTTCTTCTGCGTCTGCTTCTTCTACTTCTTCTGCTCCTTCATTTTCTTGTGTATGATCTTCTGCTGGGTTTGCTGGAGCGGCTGCTGGTTTTGCTGGAGCGGCTACTGGAGCGGCTGCTGCTCTTGGTCCAGGTGATCCAAATGCAGGTGATGATCTTTCATGATATGGAACTGATCCTGAATCTGATACATTTCCTCCTGCTCCATCTTCCATTCGTGTTACTAATGCAGTTGCAGCAGCCGCTGCTACTTTTGCTGCTGCAGATTGTTGACCTTGTGGTGATACTGCCGCCGCGACTGCTGCTGTGGCTGCTGCAACTGCTTTTGCTGCTCGTTTTTCTGCTGCAGCCGCTCTATTTTCTCTCTCTTTACCTAATACTAGATTTATATGCGAATTAGGATAAATTCTTCTAAGCTGTGCTCTTCTTGTTAGATTTACACTAGGAATAGGCACTATTACATATTTATCAATTTTTTTCTGTTTAATCTCATTATATCCTCTTTTAAAGATCTCAAATGGTAATGTTTCTAATGGAAGAGTATTTAATTTATCATAACTATCTTTAATAATATCTAATATATCTCTGTCAACTGTGATTTCATTTACATAATCAAGATAATGATAAATACTATTCATAAGACTAAACATATACATTTCATCTTTGTTTTCTCCATAAAATTCATGAACCTTTTCTTTTAAGAATTTATTGGGATTTTCATTCATCTTTATTAAATCTGTAATTTCAAGTCCAGAAAGTTCATCCCAGTTTTCAGCTCCGCCTCCACCTTGATTACCTATTCTTCCTCTTTTTCTTCTACGATCTTCTTCTATATCTTTTATTAAATCATCTTTAGTTTTTGGTACACCTTCTCCTCCTCCATTACTTTTATTAATAGGAATTCCAAATCCTATTGCCATTTCTTGAAGATCAGGTAACCTTAGATTTTCAAGAGGTTGATTATCTCTACCACGTGATACACCTCGTGATTGAGGCCTCGGTACCGCTGCTTCTAAAGAAGAATGTAGTGATGGAGGTGCAGGTGACACTGATCCTGCTCCTGATCCTAATGAACCTTCCGCTACAGATGGTAATAGAGGTTGTAATGGAGATGTTCTAGATTGAGCACGAGGCCTAGAAACTAGAGGAGCAAGAGCATCTCTTATTGAACTTTGGAATAAACGCAAATTTCTTCTGGTAATAGGTTGATCATCGTCATTATCATCATTATCATCATTATCATTAAAATCATCTCTATCTCCATCACCAGGAGGTGGAGGGGGTCTAGGGGCAGCACGAGCACCAGCACCAGCACCAGGAAATAAAATATCAGGTAATCGACCAATAGAAATAGTATAAGAGTCTATATAACTTTTAGTTTCATTCCATGGTCTACGAACATACTTTTCCTTAGTCCCTATTAATATTCCTAATACAGTGCCAACTGGCCTTACTTGAGTATCAAAGGGTGTTTTATCAGTAAATATATATTTCTCTAATTCAGCCAATTTATATGTATTTTGCTTGCTATTATGTTTAAAAAGATCAGTAGCTTTCATATTGGCTTTAAAATATTCTTCATATTTATCTATCTCCCTTTTACAAGAATTAAAATACTGAACTCTTATATCAATACGAGGGGCACGAGCAGCAGCTTCACGAGCAGCAGCTTCACGAGCAGCACCTTCAGGAGAGGGAGAGGCAAACATGGGATTATGAGCAGCGGCAGGAGCAGCGGCATAAGCAGCATCTAATTGCGTTCTTAATCTATAAGCATTAATTATACCTTTATTTTTATATCTATTTGAGTCTAGTAAAGCTTTATTAGAAACATCATATATGCTTCTAAGAGGGGGTATATCTCTTATTCTTGGATCTTGTGCTGCTGCAGCTGCAGATGCTGAAGATGCTGATGCTGATGCTGCAGATGCTGATGCTCCTAACGCTGCATCTTCTTCCTGTGCTTCTGCTGCAGTTTCTGCCTGTGCTTCCTGTAAAAGCCGCTGTAGTTCAGCATCGATTGAATAAAAAGCTTCAATATATCCCACTAAATATTGATACATTATATAAATCAACGCATTTTTAATATTAATTTCTCTAACAATTTTTTGAAATATATCCAATATTCTTTCATGATTCGGCCCTATATCTCTGCTCGAAGGCATAGAAAATCCAGTTCCATAAGCATCTATATATTTTTGTTTAATTACATTATTATAACTAATAGTATTCTTATGAATCATTTGAGCGATTGATAATAATTCTGTTTTAGGATCATCTCTGCATAAATACAAATTATATTCATCATATAACCCTCCTAATGGTGTATCGCCGTTATTTTTTATAATAGCATTCATCTTTTTTGTTAGACGTGTTCTCATTCCCACAACAGTATCAACAGCAAAAATACCAAGAGGGCTTGTTTCAGGTTTCGGCAATTCATCGGCTAATCTATTTCCTAACATAACTTGGCATGTATCACCTACTTCTTTTGCAAGTAAATAGACTTTTGCTGTTTTTATAGCTACTGGAATTGAAGGTTTGCCTCTTTTAATACTAATCCATTTATTTTTTGTTGGATTTCCTAATTGATATTCTTTATCAGAAGTTCCTGATTCAGTAAAATTAGGATTAAACTTATTATTAATAATACTCGGATTAGTAATATTAGCTTCAAAATTAATTCTTGTATCACATGTCCAGTCATACCCATTTATAGTTCCTTCAATTGATGAAATACCAGGAACACCTATTCTTTTTAATTCATCTCCGCTAATTTTTGTTTCTCCCGCAGATATCTTTATTTTGTCACCTTCATCTTTTCTATAATCATATGAAAAGGCTTTCTTTGTTTGTTCTCTTGAAGGGTATGGATCCAAATAGGATGCAATAGAAAGATATGTAGTTATATCTTTATTGAAATTTTTTGGCCGCGATGATTCTTCAATTCCATATTTTATAAAGGAAGGAAGTGTGTTTTCCAGTTTATCATTTTCCCAATTGTCTTTTTTCAGACGTCCTATCTTTTTGACCCTTGTATAAATTGTATTCTCCATTGCTCGATTAAGGGCATAAAAAAAGTATTGTGGGTTTTCTGTATTAATACGATCTATTATTGTCATTATACGAGGGCCCATAAGTTGTATTAATGCGGGTTTCAAAACATCTTTATTACCCATTGTGCTTACAGAAGGATCCGCATGAGCATCTTTCTTCATATCATAATATGTAATAATTGTATGTAAGTCTTGGTGTTTTGTCGTGTCAGTAACATATTCTATTAAACCTGGACTTATTCTTTGTACTGCTGCTTCTCTAGCTGCTGCTGCGTCTGCCGCCATATCTACAATCTTATGAGAATAAATACGGCCACCTCCGCCACACAATCTGCTGCAAAACATCCACATCCCTGTCCGATGAATGGGCATTCGCGGGCGGAGGAGAACCAAAAGTATCCTTCCATAACTCATCCAGACCAGGCATCTTGTAAGGATCCGTCAGCTTTGCGTATTTCGAGAATAACTTCATTTCATTCATGGACTTTTGCAAACTACAGAATTCTCCAGAAGTTGGCCACCACGCAACATCCTTGAAGAGACGCCACTTGAAGGCATGAAAGACAACATTTTTATCAAACTCGAGATTGTGGGCCACAATCCAGTTACATGACTTGACATCCTCAGAAAATGAAACAAGAATGTCATAGAGAGGCTTGCCGTGGTCCTCTGCAAACTCGGTCGTAATGCCGTGAAACTTGACGGATTCAGATGGAATCTTGAATCCAACAGGTTTAATAATATGAGACTCCTTTCGAATCAACTCTCTGTTCTCAAAGATCTGCCAAGAGATTGACACAAGCTCGGGCCATATAGTGGCGTCATCCAGTGCCGAAATCCCACGCTTTCTCGGCAACCCCGTCGTCTCAGTGTCGAAGAAGAGAACACGCATTACCCCCAACATAAAACCCCAAAGCTTCAATTTTCATGGCTCAAAACGGCAATACGTTTCCGTTTGGGCAACGTGAATACAGGAAACTTGAAGGAAAACCACGAAGTTTTCTTCTTAAATCCTGCAATACACGACATCAAAATCTTTCTCACAGAATCCTCTGGATAAAATGTGGTTTCATATTGATCCTTGTAATAGATATGAAATGCAGGAAGTCTCGTAACATTTTCACGATCCTCTTCAACGCCACTTGAAAACGGTTCAAGGCGAAAAGCAATCGTATTTTCTACGCAAAAGGCCGTCACAGAATCAAAGACCGTATCTGATAAACGATTTTTATAAAGACCCACTATATGAAAATCCTTTCGATACTTCTCTAAAAGATCTTTTTCAAAGATCGGATTTGTTGTCATTCCATTTATCTTTGTGTAAGATTCTTTAAATTTATGTCTTTTTTTAAAGAAGGGCAAGGCATGGAGCTAGATAAACACAAAAAATACAAGTCAAAATACGGCGAAAAAGAGATGTTCTGGGGTCTCGGTATCGAAGAAGAAACCTATTTTCAATTCACGAGACCTATTTATGCAGCGGCTCCTTTAATCCGTGATAACCACAAGGCTGAACGATATAGCGTAGATTATTATAAATCTCTAAAGCCGATTCACAGAGAAGCCTTCAGACAACTATTCCCCGACGCGTCTGGCTTCGTTCCTCTTCCCTATTTTTTCAATGGCCATTCCTTTCAATCCATCGATGTTCAAGGAAACCATAAAACAACCTATGAGACCGAGCCCAAACCAAATCCGAAGTTTATCGGAAGCAGTTTCTTTGAAGATCTCCAGCACTACAAACCAAAACTCTTTAAGGATCAACATGAAATTACGTTTACTTTTGATGGAGACACCATTGAATTTATTACTCAGAACTTCTATAAAGCCAAAGTTCCTGAAATTGTCCAAGAACTCAAAACATACAAAGCCACTTTTCTCAAAGCCGTAAACGATTATATTCTCAAGATGAATCTTTATCGAGACAAGGGCCTCTTAATGTATCCACCCAGAAACCCTGGATTCGCTGTCTTTCATAGCAATCCCCAGAATATTGTTATGTTTAACTCTGGGACGTATCATATAAATATTACTCTACCGACACTTCTTGGCCAGAAAGACACCAAAACGGACCTACCAGAACTTCTCTATCCAGAACTTTTTGAGGATCAACACAAACGGTGTATTCTTTTTTACCAGTGGCTGGAGCCGATTTTAATTGCAGTCTACGGAACTCCTGATCCCTTTTCCTCAAACTTCTCGGATTACAGTTCTTCTTCTCAGCGTTGTGCCGTTTCGCGTTATATCGGAATCGGAACCTACGACACCACAAAAATGCAGAAGGGTAAATATTTAACAGAAGATATTGAGAAAATCCGCGGATCTGATACTCCGTATTGGTGGTATACACGCTATCACCAGGCAAGTGGTTATACACCTCTGAATAAGATTGGTATGGATATTAATTATAAAAAACACTATAATCACGGAATTGAACTCCGTTTCTTTGATTGGTTTCCTGAGACGCGGCTTCAAGAACTCATGGAATTCTTGGTCTACGTGGCGGATGCGGCTCTCATACTTCCAAATGAACCTCCTGAGCCCGTGATGAGTGAAACATGGAATGATCTTATTTTGGGTATTATGAAGGAAGGAAAAGACACGCAGTTAACACCGACAATGTTGGCGACCTACGAGAAGATTCTTGGACTTCCGTTGTTTGGGCTCGAAATGACTGTAGGCGATTTATATATCTATGTAAGAGATTCCTATAAGAAAAAGTATTCTATGGGTATGTGTGCAAGAATGATGTTGCCTAAATAGAATGGGACTAATCGAGACACTACGGGGGCCAAAGATTCTGAACATGTCTATTTTTGATTGGGTAACATCTATCGCTGGAGCCTTTCTCCTCGGCAAGTGGCTCGGAGTAAAACAATGGCCACTGTTTCTAGTTGCCTGGGTATTCTTTGGTATCTGGATTCACTGGGTTTTTGGCGTTAAAACAATGCTCGGATATTATATTGGTCTGAATAAAAAACCCGAACGTGAATAGAAATGAGAGGATATCATATTCTTTTTTTCCTTTTAAAAGCTGCCATATCGATCCATTTACTGGTGATTCTTTTTATGGGAAAGAATCGGCAGGATTGGGGATACATTATAGATGAAACGATTTTTAAATTAGCGATTGGTTTATTTCTTGGCTTTTACTTTTTTGTATATCCGAGCGGCCTCGATTTAGAGGATCAGATTCTTATCTCAATTGCAGGATTTGTAATTCTCTACGATATTAACTGGGAGCGTATCTATCAAGAAATCTGGCAATAAGAGCTTGTTTCTGGCTCTGGCTCTGGCTCTGCCTCTGGATGTTTCCGTGTAAAATAAATATTTACTTCATTTCCTTCTGGATCATTCTTTTCAATATTTGAAATATGGAAACCACTTTCTTTAAGAAATAAAGTGGCTTCTTCCGCCGTATGAGATCCATTATAGATTCTCTTTGAATAATCTGCAGGGGCTTCAAGAACTCCTTCCTGAACAATCGATAACTTCTCACCGAGACTTTTTAGAACACGAAGGTCCATTCCTTGAGCATCAATATGAACATAATCAATTCTTTCAATATTGTGTTTCTTTACAAAGGTATCTAGACGAGTTACATCGACTTGAACGGCCCCAAAAGCCTGGAAATCTGGGCGATTGGGCCACGCCTCATGAACAGTCTCAGAAAACGGCAAGAGAGATGAACATCCCCAATTTGTCTCTCCTTCAATGTGATGCGATGGCTCTTCAGGATTTCTAGCACCCGCGAGATAGAAATTCATAGTGCCTTCTCTATCTGCAACAGCATACTGAAAGACCTTATAATGAGGATGATTTTCATACTTCTTTTGAAGATCTTCAAAGAGCACAGGATTAGGCTCAAACGCATAGATATATGTTTCTTTTTCCTGTAGGTAGCCTTCTGTAGAGGCCCCATTGTTTGCACCGACATCAAAAACGACTTTCATTTCCTGTTCTTTCTTACAAAAATACATTTCTGATTTGGACACAGAGAGATGAGACTCCTCGTCTTCAGTGGGATTCTTTATTTAGCAGGCGTGGCCACTGTTTTGATGTTGCGGCCTTCTTTAATGTTTACGGCTGATGGAGTGTGGAAGGAGTTTGGTATCGGAAAGAACGAAGAAACACATACGTGGATGCCGTTCTGGCTCTTTTGCATTGGATGGGCTATTCTATCCTACTTGCTTGTTGTCATTCTCGCGGATGTAGGACTTCTGCCTGGTATGTGGGTAAGTCATGTCGAGGTTCAGCAGTCTATGGCAAAGCCTCGTAACAGAAGTGCAAGTCTTAGCGATGAAGTCATACCGATTCCTCGGGGCAACAAGGGCATGAAGCCCGGGTATTATATGTTGAACACGGAGGGGTCAGGCATTGAGGGAGTTCCTAAGTATATTTATTTAGGCCCGGCTGCTCCTGGAATGGATTAGGAAGGGCACGAGTGAAATGAGGCTCCTAGATAGGCTTTGCCTAGCTAGGACAGCTCTGAACCATGCCCGATGAGATCGTCTGTGCATACATGCCAGCCCACAATAAGTAAAATGAGAAACCAAGAGCATACTTCATATCAGTGTCTGCGGAAAGAGGGAGAACACTTTCCACAGGGGCTCGAAGAAAGCCAGCAAAATAGACAATCACGGAAAACAAAACGACAAAGGCAGGGCCAAACAAGGAAGCAAGGGCAATCTGTTGTCCCGATACAGTATTACAAGTTATATATTGGCTCAGTGCATTGAGACCGAGGCCCCATAAATAAGAAATAAGAGGGATTAGACCACAAAGAATAACAATAGGGTTTGCACGTGTAAATGCGGGCACTATGACATACGCCAAGGGAAATGCCATCGCAAGTAAAAGGCCGTGGACTATACCAAACGAAATTCGGAGAGTTGTATCTACACCAGGTGTTGCCATCTAACGAGATTCTATAATCAGTTAAAGAAGAATGTCGGCGGTGCCACCTCCTGAGAACCAGAATCCACTTCTTGCAGCCGTTGCTTCTGTGCTTCCTTCTATCACAAAGGCTGAGGAGCCGAAGCCAGAAGTGGCCATCAATCTCCAGCCACAAGCTGTAGCGGCTCCTGCTCCTGGATCAAAGCCCAAGAAGAAGATCATTTCTCTCAGCTCAATTCGTAATGAGTCTGAAGTCAAGCCTAAGGAGGAAAGGGTTGGAACATGGGATGAACAAGTCAAAAAAGCAAAGGAGAATCTTGTATCCCGCCATGAAAAAAAGCCTTCTGCTGCCAATGTTGCCTCTCTAGCCGGACTTCGGTATCACGGAAAAGATAACGTCACCTTTCTGCAAGGCTACAATACACGTAAAGGTCAAGAGGCTGAGGAAGAGGAAGAGGAAGAGCCCGAGCCAGCCAAAACCAAATCAAAGCGTGTCAAGCCCGTGCGTGTAACAGCAGAGGCAGGCACTCAAGAAGAGAAGGTCGCAAACTTCTTCAAGAATCGTGTAAAGAATCCAGCTCAGTTCACGTATACTCCCGAAGGTGATCTACGGATACAAGGTGTTGAAGGCGTGGCCGATTCAACGATTATCCTAAAAGCCTATACGGCACTGAAACCGGAAGAGCTAAAAGAGCTCGAAGATAAACGGCTCGAGGCTCTTGTTCTGCTCGAGGAGGAATATGAAGCCACTCTAACGGAACTCCGTGCTACACATGAAGCCTACAAGGCTGGCGAGACAGGTCCCGCCCGCGTCGTAGAAGTAAACCAGAAACTTCGTGACGTGACTCTTAAGATTAGCCAAGCAGCATATCCTGAGCGATGGATTAAATATGTCGATAATCCTGAGATTCGAAAGATACTCCTCGGTGAAATCTATGAACAAAGAAAGCTTGGATATGATGTTTCATTAGTCAAACGCAGTGTTCTCTCACGCCAAGTTATCTGGGGCAAGTATCGTGATCTTGCTATCGAAGCGACAGAAGAGCAGAACCAAGGACAAACAGGTGGCTCCAATGATGTGATCTTTATCGAGGATGAAGAGACACCCTTTCATCCTGCGTTCATGCGTGAGTTTGTCTATGAGGAGACACGCTATGTCTCGCCTTATCAGGCCTATCAGGCCGAGAGATTCAAGGAGCTTGATCTTCCTGAAATCAAGAACCAGATTCTCAAGACACGCTCAGCTAGAACGATACACAATATCGCTGCCAAGGAACCCACGAATGTCAAGTATCCTAAGGAACTCTGGGAGCAGATCCTGGAGGCATATTATACGCAGCACAAGGATCTTGCGACACGACTCAAAGACACAGGCTCCAAGAGATTCCATCTCTCCGAGGCCATGTATGCAAATCAGGATTATTTGGATGCTCTTCTAGCAACTCGTGTCATGCTCAGAGAGTCTGGTGATGTTCAGGCAGAGATTAAAGAGGTCAAGGAAGGTGTCATCACAGAAGATCAGCAGAAACGGAATAGAGCGGGTGCGATTGCCAATTTCAGGAGACATTAAAGTCCTAAAGTCCCTCAGTCGGAACACCCTCTTGTAAAGGATAGGGCTTGATTGAGCCCTCATTCTTATCACAGCTCACATCATTTGCCTTGTAGCGATAGCAAACACCATTGGGATCCTTATAGACCAAGTTGTTTACATTAGAAGGATGAGGATACTTATAGATAACACGTGAGTTTTCCTTCCAAAAGAGAATACCAACAACACCTACAAAGAATCCAACAAGGAAAGGCACTATTTCAAAGTGATTGAGCATTCTCTCTTCTAGTTAGAGCGGCGAGAATGATTTGGGACTTTTTAAAATCAAAGAAGTTTAATTTCATCTTTAGTTTCCTGATAGGTCTAGGAATAGCCGCGATTTTGCGACCTGCCTGCAAGGGTGATGCGTGTATCACTCTTAAGGCCCCTCCTATTCACGAGGTCAACACGGCAACCTATCAGCTAGGAAGCAAATGCTATCAGTTCCGCACAGAAAACATTGACTGTCCAACAAAAGGTATCATAGAGGCCTTTCAGATCTCCCGGGTCTAACCGCGTTACGTCTAACAATCTGAAACCTGATTTCTTTCTAGAGACCAAAAATGGCCAGCAGTGGAACTTTATTGAGTGATCTTGGTGGTGGAGGGGGTGGCGGTGGTCCCAGTGGCGATGAGGATCTTGTAAAGCGTATCTTTTCTGAGATGAATGGAGGAGGTGGTGGCAATCAGATGATCATGTCACCGAATCCTAATACGACTGCACCGATGGCCATGGATTCTGGACCGCAGACAAGCCATGTTATTGGAAAGGATCATCCGACACCTGGTGATTTCGCCGCAGCCATGCACCAGGCTTCCCGGGTTCAACAGACATATCAGATGGCCCCGCCTCAAGGAACAGGTGGTATGGGTCCAGCCCAAGGTCAGTGGGGTGCTCCGTATCAGTCGCAGCAGCCGCCCATGCAGTATACAGAGCCTCCTAAGAAGAACATCTATGCAAAGGTCGCTGAGGAGGTCAAGATTCCTATCTTTGTAGCCCTCTTAGTCTTTGTCTTCAGCTTGCCGTTCCTTAATATCCTTTTTCAGCACTATATCCCGTCAATGGTCAAGCCGACTGGTGACTTGACTACGATTGGCTTACTTGCAAAGTCTGTCATTGCAGGTGCCACATTTTGGGTTCTACAAAGAATTGTAGTTCCTCTCATTTCTTTGTAAGAGATAGTAGGCAGAATGAAATCAACACCACTAACGCAAGGTATCGCGATGTTGGTTTTAGTCATCTATGTTCTTTATAGTTTCTTTGTTCTTCCGTTTGCGGGCTTTCTATTGTCCATGGCAGTAGGACTCATCTCCTATGGTGGCCTCGAGTCCTTTGAGATGTCTGTGTCGCTAATGATCATCACTGGCGTCATGTATTCTCTTATCGCAAAGTCTTCTGAGAGAGAGGCGACAGCCAGACTTACGACGACGAGGCCGCGTGTTGAGCCGTTTGAGGACGTAAACACGATTTCTAAGCGTGTTCAGAGCATGCAGAAGCAGCAACCTACAGGTGTCTTTGCAAGCAAATTTGTAGAGGGTTTTGCTGATGCGGCTGCTGATCCTGAAAACCCGAATGGATCAGGATCTACCCTCGTTTCAACGGGCCCCGCTTCTGCAAGCGGAACAGGTGATGCAGGAAGTGGAATAGAGGCTCCTATGCCGCCTGCCTCAATCACGGCTTCAGGCCCGAAGAAAGAGGATGAAGATGAGATCAGTGGATTCACTGGTTCGCAGAATAAGAATACAAAGGGTGAGTTCAAGCTCGGTGTTCTGCCTGAGGAGACGAAGGGTGGCTACCACATTGACCAGGGCACAACGGTCATGAACGCCCTCAACGCCCTGAAGCCCGATCAGATCAAGGCGATGTCTTCCGATACTCAGAAGCTAATTGACACACAGAAGTCACTCATGAGCATGCTGTCGACGATGAAGCCGATGTTACAGGATGGACAGCAGATGATGAACAACTTCCAGGAGATGTTTGGCAAGTCTGGTGGACAATTTAAGTTGGCGTAATTAGAATGAGTGAAACACCTCTTTATGATACTTTTATGAGACAACATAAAACTATTATAAAACGTTTTGGAAATAATTCAGCAAGAGATAAAGAAATCTTTTTTTTCATTTGTGGAGAAACTCAAAGCCAAATATCCCAAGTGTCTTATTAATTTTAATGTAAAACAAAGAAATAATAAAACAAAAACATTGAAGTCGCGACCTTTTGAGAATAGTTCCAAAATGTATTATGCGATTTTTGAAGCAACAGAACGGCGTTGTTCACAGACTGGAGGCAGAAGAAAAACGAGAAAACAAAGGAGAGAATAGATATGGTCAAAAGGTGCCCTCCAGGTATCCTCTGTTTAACACCAAGTGTAGGAATCTTTATTACAATCCTTGTAGCCTTTCTGGTCGGTGCTCTCTTCTATTTCATGAAGTCTGAGCCTCGTGCTGAGCCGACTCAGATACAACAAAAGCCCGTAATCTACAACAATGTCGATGTAGAAAAGGGTGACGATCGGTATACCCAGGCCCCTCTTCCTCTTCGTTTCTGGAATGTATCACCCGATCTTCGTGGAGCCCTGATACCTCCTGGTGCCGTTGCAATCAATCAATATACCCAGGGACTTCCCGAATCCTATCAATCTATGGGCGTCATAAAGAAGAGTGATGGATCTGTTCTTCCTCTATACGGACGCAGAACAACAGGCAATGGTGATCGATACCAGTATTATACACGAACGGACACCTATAATCCTGTCCCTTTGCCCATTCGGTATAAGCGAAAGAACTGCCAAGAAGATATCGGCTGTGATGAACTCTTTAGTGGAGAAGAGATTACCATTGCACCCACAGGAGAGAAGGCAGAAACAACTCTCTATAAGTTTGATGGGCCAACGTATATTCCTGGGATAGTCTAGTAAAGGATGTCGTGTCCGGAAACAGGATTAAAAGGGTTTCCCATTCAAGTCACATTCCCTGTGACGGTAGCTCTGAATGCTTCAATTGCTGAAGACCTAATTCTTGATATTCAATGGGCCATAAAATCGGTTGCACCTCGTTTTCTTAACTCACAGCTGGAGGAAGGTGACGCTAACAACACAGGCTCACAAACAAGTCTCCGGATTCAAGGAACTCAGTATTATCTCAGGTCGGTTCAACTCTGCCAGGCTCTCCATACTTCCTTTTTGGACCCCAGCGTGGCAAACTCCTGTAAGGCAGAACTTGTCTTTGTATTTAGTTCAAATGGAGCCTATGCAACTCTTTGTGTTCCTCTTCTTGCTGGAAGCACGTCAGAACCTTCAAAGTATCTCGAGGCTCTGAGACAAGATAGACTTCCTGGTAAGCCCATTGGACTTGATACACTCTTGCCGACCGATTTACATTATATTCACTATTCCACGTGTCTTACACAGATTCAGTCACAGAAAACAGTCGCAACAAATCTCCGTGTTCTGGTTTTTACTGCTGGTCTTGTCTATCCTGAAGCCTCCATTACCGAATTGAAAAGAATGCTTGGATCCTATCCTGTTATTTCATTGCCTGACACTTTACAGGTCGGAACTCCTAAGAGAATTGGTAGTGATACAGACTACAAGGGGTTTTTTCGATATGGACTCTATACGCCAAGTAAGTCAAACTCGAGTGATTCAAGAATACGTGTTGATTCAACGGATGCCTACAAATGTGTTCCTCTGTTGCCTGGTCAAAACGTGAAAGATGGTCAAATTACAGTCGACACAGAAAAGGGCGAACTCTTATCGCAGGTGCTGAAAGATAACGGAGATACCCAAGTAGAAACATCTACAGGCCCGACTCCGGCCGACGTAGAGAAACTCATTGCCATCTTCTTTGGTGTCTCACTCGGTATCTTTCTTCTCATTATTCTGGCCTATGCAATTAGTCTCTATACAGGAACCTCAACGGAACCACACCCCTGGCTTTTCCTAGAACTGAAGTTCAAGGAAGCAACACCGACCTATTTTATTGCACTGCTAGTGGGTATTGTTGGATTTGTAATTGGACTTTTAGTTCAGTATATATTTCCACCAAAGAAGTAGATAGGTCTTGACCAAATGAATACAAATCTAATTATACTATTATCCACAGTAGTCTGTATTGGATTTTTATTTCTTTATTTATATTTTGTATTTCTTCAGCTGGAAGAGGTTTCAAAAAGAGAAGGATTTGTTGACACGGGTTTACAAGTTCGTTTCTGTCCTTTAACGGCCCCTGTTGTTCAAACAGCAAAAGGAAATACGGATTGTTGCGACGGAGATTTACTGGATGGAAAATGCAAAGGAAACGTGATCTGCACACAGTCACCGAGCCATGATTCTGTTCCTACGTGCTCAGATTATTGGAAAGACTATTTTACCAAAAAGTCAGCAGATGTATGTCCAGCCAACATGACAAATTACTATGAGGATGTCAAGAGCACAAGTAATCCAAAGGGATGCTCGGCGTCACCGCCTCTACCTGATGGCACTGGGCCTTCAAATCCGAGTGTCCCGAAGTGCCGCGTCTATAACACGCCCGATGAGAATACAACAATTCAAGATAGCTGTTATATAGAAAAGCTAAAGCAAAAGATAAAATGCCCTGTCTTATCGGATGCGGCAACGACAGAAGTAAAGATTGCAAACTCATATACAAATAAATTCGGATTTTTCTATTGTCTCTACACAAGCAATACGGGAATTCCAAGCTTTTGTGGAGACGATAAGTCATATACTAGTTATTTAGACAGTGTGGTTCCTAATTGGAGAACATCCTCATGGTCCGCACAAACCCTCGAGTCATTATGTTCCAACTTTCTGGATGCCAGAAACACGAATTCACGCGAGGCTCAAAAGAAGAGGCTTGATGATGAACGTCAGAAACGAGAGGCAGCCGAGAAAGCACTCAAAGATGCTCAGGATCAAAATGCTAAGTTACAGACTCAGTGGCAGGCGGCTGTGGCTGATGCTAAGAGTTGTAAGCGTTAGTGTTGTGATCGGCACCACCAGGCTTCACAGTAGGAATTACTTGCTTTTCGTCAATTGAACTAAATCCTACTCCTTCAAAGTCATCCGTTGCATCTTCCTTCGGCACAAACGGCAGATCCTCTTCTGTAGGCGTATCAAACTGAGGATGGACTTCCTCGGAACTCTGAGGAGGGGCCGATGCTAGCTGCTCATCGAGCGTCGGCTGTGCATCCAAGATATGAGTCTTGATTTTTCTGCGATTGCGTTCAACAAAGGTGAGAGCTACGGCAGACAAAGTAAGGACACCCGGAACAGGGCCATAAGAGAGACTTAGAACAGCTACCAAAAGTAAAACAAACGCCCCGAGGAGTGTATCGAGAAGTTGTAGGGCCGCGTCTGGAAAATAAGGAAGGCCGAGAGACCATAAAAGAGCGGCTACAATAATTACTTGGTCCTTCATTCTTTCTAGTATCTAATTAGAAATGGCAAATAATAATAACACATGGAATGTTAACAACGATGATGAGATACCTAAGAATCTTTATGTTTCCGCCCCTAGTTCGCCTATGCCGAATGCTGGATCTGTATCATCAAGCAGAAATCGCTCTAATGCAAAGGGTGTCAACAAGTTCAAGCGGAACTTCAATAAGAGTTGGGCGAATGAGCACCCGTCTGATCCGGTTCATGTCAATGCGTATGTTCCTGAAACGAAAACCAATACTACATACGCTAATATGATTGCAAAGTGGAAGGCTCGTAATACCACAAAGAATAAGAAATACAAGTCACGGGCGAATTATAATGTTCCAATCGTGGCCGCTAAGGCTGAAACTTCAAGCGGAAATGAAGATCCTACATGGTCTCCGTTTAATATGTATAGAAAGATTGCTGCTGCCCCTTCTCAAAATCGGAGATCCATGCATGGGGCGAATTTTCAATGGCAACTTGAAAGGGCATATTCCAGAGCTAGAACAGCAGCAGAGAAAGAAGGCAAACCTTTTGAAGAGGCTGATAGAATAGGCAAGGAAGCAAAGAACCAATTTGAACAACAAAACTACGCAACTTACACAGAAGTAAATACTGCAGGAAAAGTGCATTATCCGGGTGTGGAAGCCAAGGAGTCAAATAGAAGACGTGCAGCAAATCGTGCTGCGGCAAATGCTGCTGAGAAAAGAGAGGCTGAACGCAAAGCAAGTGGACCTGTTAAACGTTGGGCGACGGTTAGCACAAATCATCGCGGCGTCCACAGCAGAACACGCCGTAATAGACGCAACTAAATTACTTTCTGTTTTTTCTTGTTTTTCTCCTATTGCTTCTCTTCTTTAATGTTGCACCACCCTTTTTTGCATTGGGTGTCAACACCATATCCTCTTCAAATTCGATCCAACGGTTCGGAGATTCTCTCGCTTTTATTTCAATTCTGCCATTGCAAAAACGAAACTTTGCGACAATTTCATTATGACCTTGTATGATCCATATATGTATCTTACATGTATTATT